CTTTTCAATTTTTCAAATTCTCACGTCTTCGAGTCGAACTAAAAAATTATCGTTTTAAACGACCTCTCACGGGAAAAGAGTGTTCGCTGACGCTCAAGGTTTTCCACCCGTCAGCCCCCATTTTCTACGGCCCTGGAGCCCTTACGTGTGTGCGGCACAAAACATCATTTCACTACGGCCAGACCTAATTGTTAGTCCTTTAGTGTTATTTGGGGTATAACGTCTTTGTTATCAAACCAAGTGGAGATCCGAAATGAAATTTTTCAAAAGAGGCCCGATGCCAGTAGCGAAGAGAACTGCACCTCCTGCCAAGTTAGGCGGATGGTTGGCTGCAGACACGCACGCACCAGTGGCTGAGCGAAAGGCCCAGGCAGTACATCCTGCGCACAGCACGCTTCTTAACTCATCCCTGAATTCAATGTCGGGAGTCGGAAATCTTGAGACTAACGCCCCTAACCGAAGCCTTACCACAGAGCAGCTTTGGTCTTGCTACTTTAAGGTTCCTGAAGTCAGAGCATGCGTTGACTCCATCGCTCGTCGCGTATCAACCTGGGACTGGTCAGTAAATGTATCGGACATGGTCGACACCGGAGACCAAGCACACTACGAAAAGATGGTCAAGCTGAGCCGCCAGATTCAGCGCTTCCTTAAGAATCCTGACCGCGACGGAAGAACATTCCAGCAATTCATCTTCATGATCATCGTTGACCTCCTGGTTTACGATGCTGCCGCAATCGAGCCCGTCAAGGACCGAAAGAAGCGTCTCCAAGAACTGCGCGCACGTAGGGGAGACGACTTCCGCGTTGTTACCGACAGATACGGACAGGTTGAGAAGTACGTACAGCATGCTGGCCTTGCTGGAGCCATTGAGTTCAAGCGGGACGAATTAGTTTACATGAACCTCTTTCCAAACACTAGCTACAGCGAAGGTATGCCCATCATCGAGACTATCTTGAACGAGATTGTCGCCGTTCTGCGGTACGGTGAGCGAGCCATGAAGACCGCTGACGCCAACGAAGTTCCTCCGGGACTGCTGGTCCTTAGCGGCGTTTCTGGAAGAGCGGCACAAGATGCCATGCAGGACTTCAGGAGCGAGGCCGGAAACGACCAGAAGCTACGAATGCTTCACTTCCCAAGCCCTCAGGCAGGTAACGCTGAATGGATCTCAATGCAGACTTCCGCCAAGGAACTTGAGTTGAGCGAAGTAATCGAACGAATCACACGAACCATCTGGCGCGCCTTTGGCGTTATGCCCGTAGAGATGGGTGCCGTGTCCGACGTCAACCGCTCAACAGCGCAGGCACAACTTGACGTTTCTTCATCACACCTGATTACTCCAATACTGGAGCTTATTGAGGGCATGTTGAACAAGCGCATTATTCCGGCCCTGGTTGCAGAGTACATCGGAGATGAGCACGCTGACCATGTTGAGTTTAAGTTCGACAGAGAAGCCAAGCTCACACAGAAGGACCAGGAAGCTAGAATCGACATGCTGGGCAGAGCAGTTGGAGCGGGCATGATGTCTCGCAACGAGGCTCGCGAAGCTCTGGGGATGCTTCCAATCGAAGACGGTGACACTTTCACTGTTGGGGAAGGGAATATGATTCTTCGTCTTGAGGATGTAGCCAGGGGCGAAACGCCCATACAGGCGTACGCAGACTCAGAAGTCGACGGGGAAGAAGAAAGCGATAGCCAACCAGAAGCGAATTAACGAAATTATGCCCACAGGGGTATAATCCCTTTAAGTATGGAGATTAACAGTGAAAACGATCAAATATGACAACCTCACGTTTAATGTAGAACACATCTCCGATAATGAATACAAACTCCTTGAAGTAATGGACGGCGAGAGATCGCTTCCAGGCATTCCTTTCAATAGAAAGTTTGGCATCAGCCAAGGTTCATGGAAGGATGATGAAGAGAAAGAGTACGACGCAGCAGACGCTGGTGCCGTAGTTGGAATCGCTTCAAGCACCAGTGTCGACTCGTACGGTACGGAAATGAGCCTGCGAGGGCTTGAGACCATGGCTGTACAGTTTGACACGGGCGTTCCACTTACTCCCCGTCACAATGGTGATCAGGGCGCTGTGGAATGGGACGAGGTTATCGGTGAGACATACAAGAGTACAGTTGAGCGAGTTGGCACGGTGGCGGAAGCCGCTGATTCTGATGAGCAGGGCTATGTTCTTCGAGTATGGTCTAAATTGTACGATACAGAGCCGAAGGCAAAAGCCCTTGCTCGCAGGCTTGATTCCAAGCAGCCAATCGGAATGTCCATCGGTGGATGGTTCGTGGATGCTCGCATGGTTACAGGCGACGATGAGGAAGTTGAAAGAATTATTATTGATAATGTTGTGCTCGACCACCTAGCTATCACAAGGCGACCAGCTAACCCCGATTCAGTCGGCTTAGATCTGGCTCGTTCTTTAGGAAATGCAATTTCGCGTTGTAAAGAAGTGGAAGTGGTGGGGGTACAACCAACTGAAACCCGATCCGAACTGGAGATTACTATGGAAAACACAGAAACAGAAGGAACAGTTGAAGAACTGTTGTCTGATGTTATCGAGCTTGCAAACGAAGCTGTCGCTGAAGAGCGCACAGAAGAAGTTGTAGAAGCTGCTGAAGAAGTTTCCGAGGAAGCCGAAGAAGAGATTGAAGAGATTGAAGAAGCAGACGAAGCTGACGAAGTCGAGGAAGAAGAGGAAATCGTTGAAGACGAAGAACCTGCTGCCGAGATTGAAGAGGCGCCTGAAGCAGAAGAAATCGACGAAACTCCTGAAGCCGACGAAGACACCGAAGAGCCTGCTGAAGAGCCTGCTGACGAAGACAATCGTTCTAACGAACTCCTTGACGTTATCATGGACCTCCGTAACACCATCGAGACCCTTAACGAGCGCGTTGCTGCTCTTGAGACTCCTGTTGTTGCCGAAGAGCCTGTAGTCGAAGAAGTCGAGCGTTCCGAGCCTAACATTAATTCACAGGTTGAAGAGTTGAAAGCCAAAGTTGAAGAACTTGAAGCACAACCTTTGCCGAAAGCAGAACTTCCAACCGTTGGACGCAGTGAAGCAGACGACAAGAAAGAAGAGAAGCAAAACTTAACCGCTGAAGTGAACTTCACTGAAGCACACTACAACGACCTTACGAACGCATTGTCCAGCTTATTGGGCGAAGGTGTCGAGTCTGGTCTTATTACAGATAACTTTACTGCCCGCAAATAACGGGATTTTTAGGAGATTCTTATGGAATTCGTAACTACAGACCCTGAGCGGTCAGAAATGGTTGAAAGAGCACTTAGCGTCGGAAGCGTCGGAAGCGTGCTTCTTCAAAAGAACATTAACAAGGTTGTTGAGCAACTTACACTTCGCGAAATGGGCGCACAAGCCGTTCTGGATCGCAAAGCTGGAAGCGGCGATGCAGTTTACATCAACAAGCGTTCTGCTGGTGCTTCCGGTGGCGCATGGGTTGCTGACACTGATTCAGCCACAGAAGAAAGCGGAACTTACGCTCAAGAGTCTTTCCCTTTCAAGACCCTTTTGACGAAAGTCAAGGTTACTCGTAAAGCTGCTGCTCGCGCTGCTTCTTACGGTGACGCACTTGCAATCGAATTGCAGGGCAAAGCTGAAGACTACGCAAACGCTCTTGAGAACGCTATCTTCTTAGGTAACTCTACTGTTGACCCTAACAGCATCGACGGATTGTTCAAACAAGTTGCTTCTGGTCAGACTGTTGCTAACTCAACTGCTGCTGCTGGCGACGACTTGGTTCTTTCCAAGTTGGACGAAGCCATTGACAAAGTCAAGGGCTCTGGCAACCGCAACGACATCGTTATCTTCGGTTCCTTCGCTGGTATCCGCAAGGTCAACGCTGCTCTTCAAGCTCAGCAGGCTTTCAACGACATGGTCGAAATCAAAGCTGGTTTCCGCGTTCGTTCATACGATGGTATCCCCCTCGTAACCTCCACAGGCATGACTGACGTCATCGACATGGACGGTGCCGGTGCTATCTCCGCTATGACCGGTGGTACTACTACCGCTCTCTGCGTTGTGAACAAGCGTCACTGCTACATCGCAGAACTTTCTCCTTTAACTGTTATGCCTGTTGCTCAAAGCACCAGCCAATTCAGCGAAGTTGAAATGTACTGCGACTTGGCCTTGGTTCTGGCTAACGACTTGGGTCTTTGCATCCTTCTCGGCATCAGCGCATAATTGCACTGAAGCAACCGCTTAAAGATTCCCTCTGTCTCCGGACAGGGGGTTTTTTTTGATCTGGCCGTATCGCGTTGGCTCACTTATGGGGTATAATACAGTTGCAAGTGTCAAGTCTTGCAATTCTCATTTTGTTGTCTCTTGAGCGGGTAGTCACGGTGGCTGCCCGTTCTTTTTTGATTCATTAGTGTGCTAACGAGGGTATAACCAGACAGAACTAATGACGGAGTTGATATGATTAATTACAAATACAAGTACGAGCCAGAGCTTGAAAGCCCTGATCACCCAATGAAAGACATCCAGTGCAAGGCGATCATGATTCGTCGTGACCGAGATCCTAGTTTAGTGTACAAGGTACAGAATTACTCTGAAGTACAGAACAGCAGCAAGCTGCGGTACGACGGAGAGGTTGTTGTTGCCATCTACCCACGAACAAAGTACCTCGCTGAGCGCGCATGGCGTTTAGGTTGGATTGACATCTCTGAAGACATCCGAAGCCGCGAAACATACTGGCAGAAAAAGCCAGAAGTTGTTGAAGCTCCTGTAGTTGAAGAGACTGTGGAAGTTGCAGAAGAGCAGCCAGAATTTGACGCTGCTGCATACTTGGCTTCAAAGAACGCTTCTCGCATGAGAACAGCGCTGGGTCTCGGAGAGCTTGATAAGCATTTGGCCGATTTAGTGGTACAAGAGAAGAGAGAAGGCAACCGCAAGAGCGTAATTGCCGCAATCACTAAGCGTATGAACCAGATCAAGTAGGGGTACAGTATGGCAAGGGTAGACGACATTAAAAGTTACTTGGGGCTGAATGCGAGCGATACGTCGCAAGACGGGATCATCTTGGCAGCCTCATTGTCCGCAGAAGCAGAGATTGCTGAAGCACTTGATTTAGACAGTCTATCCGAAGCCACGTATACAGAGAAGTACGACGTTGAGGAGTCAGGGCAAGATACGCTCAGGCTTCGACGTTGGGCTAACTCTATCACATCCGTGACAAACGGAGATTCAGCCCTAGCATCGGACGACCACTACACCAGGGCCGACCGATGGTTGTGCCTTACAGGCAGGGCTGCAGAATTCGCTTATGGGCGACAGACTGTAACAGTTGAGTACCTTTCAGGGTTCCCAGCTATTCCAGCAGACCTCGACCAAGCGATCACATTACTGGCCGTGGACATCATGAAGAAGACTGACGATAAGCAGTCCGAGACAATCGGAGCGTACTCTTATAAGAAGTTCGAGCGTGGTGATCAGGGCGATTTTGGAGGATGGCCACCCATCGTGTACCGTATCGTGTCTCGATACATGGCCGTTATTCCTGGGAGAACATACTAATGTTAATGAGAAAGAAGCTACAGGGGCGCCCGTGCCCAAAGAAGATCCACTCGCCGGGTGAGGTCATCCGAGTCCGCAAGGGTGACGATGGTTACGCATACGCAGAGCCAAAGACTAGCGGAGGAAAGCGAACGCTTATGATCCGACGTTGGAAAGAGGCCCCAGAAGAGCCAGCGGTAATGGACAGCGGTCCAGTGTACCCTGAAGAGATCAAGAACGAAGATTCAGGAGATTACTACGGGCTAGACATTCCTGCCAGCTTGGTAGACAACTGGCTGCGAGAGCACGAGCCAGACCTGGAATACGCCAACAAGATGCTTGACGCAGAGAATGCTGGAGACAACAAGTACGGCAAGCCAAGAAAAACAGTCATCAAGCACATTAAGTCGTACATTAAACGTATCTCTTAGGGTATAACTACAGTGAGAGGTGATCCAGCGCGCACATTAAGCCGCGTACAGGATACTCAAGGGGCTTCGGCCCCTTTTGTGTCTCTCAAGGAGGAACCGTGAAGAAGTGGACACCGTGGGAAGATGCAGAGTGCCTTTCAGTAATCGCTGGAACGCACTCCGTTTCGGACAGACCTTCAATACCGGACTACCCGACAGTAAGGGGATGCTCCGCCAAGATGAAGATGTCCGCAGAAGAGTGCTCAAATGCGCTTGAATCAGGAGACGTCGCGGAGTTATCTTTAGCGCTGTCCGAGAACATGCTCAACACGATCATGTGTGCCCAGGAGAGCGGTATTCCGCTCGGGATAGTGTGGGACGCGCTACTTGAAGCCATTGTTGCGCACAGTGCAACAGGAATTCCACTTGACAGGGAGACTATAGTGTCTATAATGATTGAACTTTATGGAGGATAACATGAAAGTTTTAATTTTTGGTGGCATGGGATTCATCGGTTCCAGTCTAACAGAAGAGATGTATAGCGTGGGAATGGAGGTGCTAGTGTGTGACCGTGGGTCCGCACAGGCGACCTACAACCTAAACAGGCTTCAGATGAACTCTGTCCCGTTTAGACTCGGACCGCCAGAGCATGGAAAGGTTGGGGTTCTTGCGGGAGAAGGTAACGACATCCAGGACTTCGAGAATGTGCGGACGAGAGTGCTGTCATTCAACCCTGACGTTATCATCAACTGCGCTGGCGACCTTGAGTCGGAGGACCGTGTGGACGTGCTCAAGAGCCTGTCTGAGGGACTCGACAACATCGTACAGGCAAGGCGAGAGCAGAGTGTTTTCCTGGGCAAGCAGTCCAAGCTGATACACCTTCACAACCGAAGAGATCCGGTGGGACACAACTTTGCGGCAGAGTACCTAGCAAACGTGCAGGAGCAGGACTTCTTTGGAAACATCATCGTAGTGTCTCCAGCAGAAGTATACGGCCCTGGGCAAGGAAGAGGATCACGCGCGTACCATAACCAGTTGCACCGTAACGGGGGAGTTTCCCTGGGAGAGCCTGACAGCCATCCCTTGTACATCGACGATCTGTGTAAGGCCATCGTGCAGCTTTCGAGCAATAGGCACAACCTGGACGCATTCGAACTCGTCGTGGTCGAGGGGCCAGAGAACGGCAAGTTGAACCGCGACCTAGCCAATCTTACCGGCTATGTGCCCGACACTGACTATGCGAGGGGTTCTGCGATCCTGACTCGGGAACTAATGATTTTCTCCTAAAGTTGTTGACTGTCCGGATCGTAGTGTGTATAACGTACTCACAACACCGGAGGAAACATGTCAGACAAACTATTTAGGATCACAAACAAGGCGACTCAGATGGGGTTCCAGATGACGGACTCCTCGTTCGTTCCGAACATCATACTGCAGCAGCGTAGCAAATCTCTGACCTTAGTGCTGTTCTACAACAGGGCCGAGGCTGGAGTTGATTACGAGAAGGCCGTCTTCCACGTCAGTGGCGAGGGCTTGTCGTACAAGAACAAGTCTGGCGCAAGTGGTGAGATTGACGGCGGAATCGAGTTCGTCACTATACTTGAAGGGACCGTCAGAGAGCACGAAGCAATCCGTGCTGGGGGAACTTTGTTCCGCAAGCGCAGCGCGAACGGACATTGGGTCTCTGAGCAGCAGGCCAACGAAGTAATCTTCGAGTGCCCATATGATTTCGCCATCTTCATGGCTCACCTAAAGAAGTGTGAGTACAATGGTGGCAGGGTACACAGGTGCTACCCGTTTGGTTATTCGCTGGTTGAGCACTTCAATAAGACTCGCAGCCGTTAAGCTAAACGTATTGGCAGGGGTATAACCACTTCGAACCAAGTGGAGTGCCCATGTCGATCTTTAGCTTAGCCTCAAGCAATCTCACAATCAAGAGGGAGGGCTCCAGCGTTGCGTCGTCAGACATCGTCTTGACTGGACTGATTCAGCCAGTTAGCTACACGCCTTCAGTGCCTTCCTTTATCAAGGGGAAGGCTTCAGGTGTTTCTGGTTCAGGCGTTCTGCATGTTAGCGGGATAGACGCTGCTGGCAGTCCGTTGACTGAAGATATACTGGTTGAGAGAAATGGCTGGTTCGTTGGAGACAAGACGCTTGCAGAGATCACGAGCGTGCAGGGTGACCTTGGAATTTCTGGCGCAACCATAGACCTGAGAGTGTCCGGTTCTGACGGGTCAGCGGTTATAGGCTTGGACTCGACAGTTGTTGCCAACACTCGTGGAGCAATCAGCTACCGTGGAGAACAAGAGGTCAACACCGTCAAGCTGGGCGTACGCGCTGACTCTAGCTGCATGATCGCCATCCAGCACACCACAGACTTCACTCCATTGGTTGGAGACTTTATAGTCGATGACGATACGGGCGAGGAGTGGCTTGTGTCCGGGATCAAGATATACCGTGGGGGAAGACGATTCCACCACTGGGAAGTCGTATGCGTCAAGAGAGATCACGGAGACCCTGAAAGCCAGGAATAGGCTTGACAACCTTCCTCTGTAGGGGTATAACCCTATTGAACAAATGAGGAGGACTAATGTCTAAGCTATCACTTTATTCTAAGAACCAGGAGTCTACGCAGGCAGAGCAGACGCTCACAGTTCTGTACAAGGCCAGACTGATGTCTGCGCACGACATCTTCACGCTAAAGTCTAGCATCCAGAAATCATGTACGGTAGCAGACGCTATCGCGATCCTCTTGGTGGACAATCCTCTGTCGGCATCAGAGGCCAGCGACTGGAAGGAGAATGAATCCAACTGGTCCAGGGACGATCTGACTTGGTTCCAAGTTTGCGCTAAGGGTGAGATTGAAGCGATCCGAAAGGCTACTGCCGGGTGGGTTGCTTCTATCGCAGGGAAGACCAAGGGCAACATCGCTAAGCGTGCAGAGGCCAAATTGTACCAGGGCGACTTCTCCCCTGAGCTAGAGATGGCTGGCGCCATGGAAGTGGCGAAAGAGACCGAGCCTGACTGGATCATGTATCTGGATCAGGACGACGTTCTCGAAGACCGAATCGGGCGAGAACACATCGAGCGACTGATGACCCACCCTAACCCCAACGTAATGGGCTACGGAATGTCTTGGTACACACACTGGGATAGCACGAGCCTATATCGAGTTGACGCTCCGTGGGGAGACAACAACAAGTATCGCGGTCAGCAGGGAAGCATCAAGATGTACCGCAACGCGGAAATCGAGGGCGAAGCGCTTGCTAAAGAATGCGCTGTTCGTACACGCTCTTACGGCCTTGTAAACCAGGACGACCGGGTCAGAGCCTTTATGCGCGCAAGACAGGAGCAGCCGGGAGTGAATCACACGTATATATTGGACGACGAGGGCCTACAGATGGGCAAGGTGGTGTCTAAGAACGGAATTGGGCTCCACGTTCTCGCATACGAGAAAGAAAGCCCAGAGGACTATGTGAGGCTCTTTGACGAGCTTTACAGTATCGTTGATCATATAGCCGTCGTATGGACGGGCGATAAAGATAAGATCAGCGACGAGATGCTTAAGGTTGTTGAGTTATACAAGGCCGAGTTGATCTACAAGCCGCTAGACAAGCACTTGGCTGAAGCCCGTAACGCGGGAATCGATTACCTTGAGTCCAAGGGATGCGCTTGGGCGTTATTCTTCGACCCTGACGAGGTATGTGAAGACTGGCAGCAAATGGCTCGTGACATTCGCAGAATGGCAGACATTACTAACTGTTGGGGATGGATGGTCAAGTTCGAGAACATTCAGCGGGACGGTCAATCAAGCGAGTCCGAGACCCTGCGCATGACTAGGCTGGACGGAAACGGAACCATGCGGATGAATGGCAGGATCCACGAGGGTTTTGGAGATTCCTTGAACAACATCCGTGGAGCGGGCATCCACCCTAAGTGCCAGTATGCTCCTTTCATCATGGTCAATACAGGCCAAGCCATGGACGATGAACAGATTGACGCCAAGCTGGCCAAGTACACGGCCCTGCTACTGGAAGAGTTGAAGCATGACAAGGACTGCGTGCAGGCGTGGGTTGCGCTTGGCTTGCAGTGTGAGAACGATGGTTCCATTGATGAGGCCGTCGAGTGCTACCAAAACGGGGTCAAGTGCTCCGGGGGATCGTACCTGCCACACCGAGAACTTGGATCATATCACCTTAGAGAAGCTAAGCGTTATTATGGGAATGTCCTTGACCGGATCTCGCAGGGTCACGGTTCACACGAATCAACAAAGGCGCTTCACGAAGTCCTGACAAAGCTGGCTCCAGAACGACCCCTGCTCGGCACTCCAAAGGGACTGCGGGAGAAGGGCCTGCCTCTGCCAGGGATTTCTTTTGAGGTGCCTTCCTTCGAATAGGGATATAACCGAGCAGTTACTCGGAGTACCCCCTTATGGCCATCCCACTTATAGCTGCAGCAGGAAGGCTGATCACAAGTCAGGCGAGCAAGAAGTTCGCTACTAGGTTCGGAAGGAGCGCGGTTCGAGGCCTGACTTCGGGGGGCAGTCCGTCCGATAAAGGAATGGGAGACGTCAAGCTGGTTCTTGACATGGACTCGTACCGATTGACGCTCAGATCAACAAAAAGGGACATTAGAAAGGTGAAGCAGGCGGGCAGACAGGCGATGCGTGCAGCAGCGGAGGTCCTGCATCAGGCAGTTCGGGAGAACATGTCTAGCACAAAGCACTCGAAAAGCGACCTGCAGAGAATGGATCACCCTTACGCTAAGAGGCATGGAGCGGGGTCGACAAGAATTGGCGGAATGAAGCCCTACGAGATTCACGATCAAGATGGTAGGATGCTTGACGCTTTAAGAGTTGTGAGCAGGGGCAACCAGCACGGTTCGACGTATGAGGTCAAGTTTGATGAGGCGGTGGCCCCATACGCCAAGTATGTGATAGACGGAACTAGGGTTCTTCGGGGCCGAGACGTTATCAACGAGACATTGAACGAGCCAGGGACCGTTAAAAAGATGAAGAAGGCCATGGTTGACACAATCAGGGAGCGAGGGCCGAAAGGGAGGTTCGGAAAGTTGGATGTCAGGTGGTCATTTAAATGATCCAGGGGTATAACACTCCTGATCTAATCGGAGCGACTGATGAGCAGAAACCTATTTAGAGTAACACAAATTAAGCTGCATCACGTTGTTGACGAGTTGAGGAGGTTTCATGTTGTCCCGCTTGATCAAACGCTGTCTAGCAATTACTTTGTGGTATTCCATTGTGCGCCTGATCCCGATAATAACGAAGGCTATCAGCCAAGCCGGGCGAGCTTCCGGGTTATTGCAGACCCATATGGTTCTGGTGATCTCGGATCGTCTGGCGGCAACTTTCTAGTTATCGAGAACCAGTCCAACACATCCAGAGCGCCACGCGTGCACATGACAATCACGGAGTGCCTGGATGGGTCGGACCCTAATGGCTTCAGGCTTTGCGACACCAAGGTCATCAATCATCCAGCAACAACATCCACAGGGATCGTCACGTACTCCGAGACCGTGTCCGGGGTCTCTGACTTCAAGCAGTGCTGGGTAGTCGGAGGAATGTGGGGAGCAGGTGCTGGAGGGGGTTCCGCCCTGGGTTCTAACATTACTCGTGAGATCCTTACAAGCAACACCGACCTTGAGGTTAAAAAGTTCTCCAACTTCGGCTTCGTGCTGAATGCAGCCATGACCACAACGCTTCAGGTTATCGAGTGGGGGTCTGAGTGGGAAGTTTACAGGCAGGATTTCACCCACACTAATGTTGTTCCTGACTTCGAGAACCCACTAAGCTACACGCAGCACACCATCATCGACTGGGATGGCAATCCAAAGCCGCTAGACTTCGATCACACAATGATGCACTTGTCCTGGTACAGCGAAGCAAGCAACGGAAGACTGCACAGTCAAATACCCATAGTGCGGCCAGGAAATGGTCTAGCGTCAACCATGCAGGGCGTCCAGACAAATATTGCAGCCACAAACGCGGTGAATGCCGCAGGTTCATTCGAGATCTCGGCATACACGGCAAGCAATCCAGCCATGAGCGTGCAGCACTTTACCCCTCAGCGCGGAACCATACGCATGCCAAGGGTTGAGCAAACCCTCGCAGTGCCAGCGCCTATTGTCTCGGCCCTGTCAGAACAAGCCGACTCGGCGTCAGCAGGGATAGACCTGAATTTCCACAAGACGTCTGGCGCAAGAATCCCGCTTGTCCACTACACCGGAGACTCTGGATCTACAGACAACAACAACGACGGGCCAATGATTGCCGACTTCATGCTGGAAGGCGAGTCGTTCAAGTACAAGTCAATCTCGGCTGCTACTACGGACGACCTCTCACACCTGTACGTGCAGGTGGCGGACCTATCAAACATCGCCAAGCAAGATGTGCTGGAATCAATGCCCACTCTTGACGAGGCCGGAAAGCAGGGGATCCCTGGGCTGAAGTCACTGATCGTTAGAGAGCTATTCGAGATTGACGAATTGGTCGACCACGTAGACGGACGCATTGTCGGAACTCACGAGCAAGTGAAGCCCGGAGACGACGGATCATCAGTCAAGATGCCTCGGATTATAGTCGAGGCCATCTCCGGTAACGCCAGATGGCATGGCGGAGTTCAAACCGTTAATGTGGCAGTTTACGTGTACTCCAGGAACGGTTATTCTGACGCTGCCCAAATGTACGAATTAGTAAGGACGAAACTGCAACATACCAGGATACACCGGGATGGATTTTCACCTAAAGGGCTGATACGTGAAACAGAACGGCCCCATGACGGGTATAACCAACAGGTAGACGGGTATTTTATCCGTGGACTGTTCACCTATGTAGGAACTTTGTAATATGAACACTTTTGATTCTCGACCTTTAAACCTGCGCAATCTCAACATGGCCGTACGCTGTGAGTGCGGTTGCGCTCTGGACTATGCTGGAGAGGGATTATCCACTCGCAGCGCAGACACTCCAGACGGTTACAGGAAAGAGAAGATTAACTTAACTTGTAATTCTTGCGACAAGACTATGGGTCTATGGACTCTGGTCAAGCAATAACACTCTCACAGATCTGGAGATTAAAATGGCTAACATTCCAACTTATACCGAAAATAACTTCGCTTTCGGTCCCGGTATTTTCCGATTAGGTGCCGCTGGTGCTACCCCAACCGTTGACGTTGGCGCTATCACTGAAGACGGTATCAACATCGAAATTACTGCTGAAAAGCGAGACATCTCTCAAGGAAACCCAAAGATTCCAGTGTTTGTTTTCACACAAGCACAGGGCGTTCAACTTAGCGTTACCGGAATCGAGTGGAACTTCGACAACTTCGCTAAAGCTATCGGCGCTGGCGTCCACACGACGACCTCCACTGAAGAGCACTTCGCGTTTGGTGGCGATCCACTTGTAACTCAGCTTGCCCTTCAAGTTGAGCACCAGATGGCCGTTACTGGCGACACACTGCTTGTAAACGTCTGGAAGGCTTCTTCTAACGGTGGCCTTACACTTCCTTTCACGGCAGACGAGCACTCTTTCGAGTATAGCTTCAAGGCTCTTCGCGCTGGCGTTGACTGGGCTGGCGGCTCATTGGCTTACACAAGCCAGTTGATGCAAATTCACCGACAAATCGCTTAGTCCTTAGAGATTAACACATTTAAAGGGGTGCCTTCGGGTGCCCCTTTTTGTTTCCCAAGGGTATAACTGGGTACACAATAACAATGGAGTGTATTATGGAAGAGAATACCGTTGAGGAATCAGAAGCAGTGGACTTCGTCCAGTTACTTGAAGACCTAGTGCCGTCAGACCTGACGATCCACGACCTGGAAGGAAACAAGTACAAGTTGCCAAGCAAGTTGTCAGCACGGCGACAAATCAAAGCGCTACGCATGGTCGAGAAGGCGGCGGACTTACTGCAAGAAATCGATGTTGACGAAGAGGCGTTCACTAGCATGGAATCAATGCTTCGTGCAGCCATGGGCGTACTAAGTGATGACCGACTGCTAGACTTGATCGACGAAACATTCGACGCGTGCTATCCAGCACTCGCCAAGAACTTTGAAGGCTCACCCTCTGACAACTTCGACATCGAAGAACTCATCAAGGCATTCGGCCCTTTAGCGGTAGCCTTCGCCAAGACGCTGACGAAGGCCGGGAATCTAATGGGCAAGTAGGCAGTGACTCCCCCTCGTCGGGGGCGAGTAGCCTGGAAGCCATACACTCTGCTATCGGGGTCCTTATGGGCTCCGGTATGTCGCTGGATGACGTGTTGGATATGACGTTTGATCAGATCCAACTGTCCGCGATGTGCATAGTGAAGGTCAAGGTCGAATTCCTTAACTCGCTGATAGAGCCCCTCATGGGAGCATTCGGCGCAGAATATAAGCCAGCCACATCTGACGGCCCTGCAAAGTCGGCAGCCAAGAAGAAGGCTACCTCTAAAGAGGACAGGGTCACGGCAGAGAAGAACAAGCTGCTTGGATTGGCGTCAATGGGTATACCCGTTATGTAGCGTTAGGGGTATAACTGGTCTGAATCCCTGGAGTTTAGAATGGCATTTGGTAAAGCTGGAAAAGCGAGTGGCTTAGTTGTCCGGATGATGATGGACACGGCTCAGTTCGACAGGAAGGCTGATACGGCCACCAAGAAAATGGCCAACATGAAGCGAGTGATCGCGGGGTTTGGCGCGGCGGCAGGGACTGCGAGCCTGGGCCTCGGCGCCATAGCCGTCGGCTTCGGGGCCATAGCAAAGGCCGGATCCGAATTCGAGCACAAGATGGTCAGAGTAAAGGCCCTCCTCGGCGGAACCGGCGAAGACATGAAGATGCTGTCTTCCTTGGCGCTGGACCTAGCGTCCGACACGGAATACACAGCGTCACAGGTTACGGATGCCTTTGAGGCCATGTCAAAGGCTGGATTCAAAGCTCACGAGATCGCTGCTGCAACGGAAGCGGTTCTTGCTGTTGCTACAGTCGGAGGGGCTGGACTGGGCCAGTCTGCGGAGTTCGTGTCCAAGATGCTTCGGCAGTTCAATATGGAGGCCACACAGGCGTCTGAAGTGGCTGACCTGATGGCAGTAGCGCTGACGAAATCCATGTTGAACTTTGAATCGTTATCTGCAGCGATGGTGTACGCTGGCCCCATATCTAACCAGTTTGGCCAGTCTGTTGAGCAGGTATTTACCACGTTATCAAAACTTGCCGACATTGGTATTGAGGGATCAATCGCGGGAACAGGCATGAGAATGGGCCTGAGTGCCCTAGCTAAGGAAACGCCCAAGGCAGAAGCCGCACTTAAAGATCTTGGCCTGACCTTTGAAGACATAACACCCGGAAAGGGCGTTGAGAACATGGAAGAGGCAGTCCTTAGAATGAAGAAGGCTGGCGCGGAAACAGGAGACTACATTGATGTATTCGGGGCACGGTTCGCTCCGTCCGCACTTGGTCTGGCACAGTACGAGGGCAACCTAGTCAGTCTTGCAAAGAAATTCCCGGAATTGAAAACGAGGGCTGAAGAGTTCGCTGACTCACAAGGCAAGGCTGCCAAAATACAGAGCGACATGATGAACTCTGTAACGGGCTCAATGCTCAAGATTGGTTCAAAGTTCAACGCTCTAATGATTCGTCTGTTTGAGCTTATCGTCGGCAAAGACTCTAATTCTGGCCTTGGTGGAGCCATAAACTTTGTAAGGACATTCCTGGACGAGTTCTACGAGAGCTTTATGGATCGGTTCGGCGTACTTGAGGCAGCATTCAGGACCGCGTTTGCGGCATGGACGGGCCCTGCGGTTGACGCTAAGGACGCCGCAGACATATGGGCTGACGCCCTGATCGGGATCGGTCTGGCTATTGCTGGGGCGATAGCGCTCATTGGAGACGTGTGGACAACGTGGAGTAGAGTAACTGGCCCGATACAGCGGAGTTTAATCTTCATCAACGGTCTAATAAAGATATTGTCTGCTGTAGTGGCAAACCTGTTCACCAAGTTCATACATTGGAACTTGGCACTGGCGAGCAAGGCACTACAATCTATAGGTAAGATTATCACGTATTTGTCCGGACTTATAGCCAAGCGTTTCGGGGGCAGCGGCAAGGTTGGCGGAGTTATGTCACTCATAGCGGCGTTCTTCTCGAAGTTGATCAACAAGTGGCTCGGCGGAACTATACGGAAGATCAAGGAAGTCGCGCAAGAGGTATCCAAAGTCGGGAAGAAGATCGCCGGAACCTCCTTGTTTAAGTTCGTGTTCGGTGGAGGAGATTCCGCTGCAGCACTTAACGAGATCAACAACGTCATCGGCGCTGCCGGGGATGCCGTGGGGCTTGATGGCGTCAAGGCGAACAGTGCTCAGTTGCAGGGCGCGGGAATAGCAGGAAGAGACCAGTCTGGCGCTAGTGCGCATTCGGAATTTGAAAAGTTGAAGGCTGAGGCCGCGAGAGACGCAGAGGACTCTGTTAAGGACTCAGAGGGCGCTGGCGGTGATTCGGGTGGTGGCGGTGGTGGTGTCGCTGTCGAGAGGGTCAGCAAGGTGAAGGAGTTGGAGCTTGAGATTCTTCAGGCCAGGAAAGATTCCACTAAGAACAGCCAGGAAAGGTTCGAGCTTGAGACCAAGATAAGCAACCTTACATTCGCCGCAAGAATGAAGGAGCTTGAAACCGCAGAGGAGAAAATGGCTCTTCTGGAGGCATGGGGGTTAGCAAACAAGAAAATTAGCGACGACCGTGACGTAAGGGATGAAGTTGCCGCTAAAAAGGCTGCTGCCGACATTGAGAAGTTGAGGGAATTGCGCTTGAGCGCTGCCAGATCGCATCGAGACATGGAGAACGACCTTCTCGAAGAGGGCAAGGAAAAGCGCAAGGCTATCATAAACGCAAGATTCGACGATGAGACAGCAGCGCTGGTCGAGCGGTATGGAAGCGAGACAGAGCTTCTGGAGGGCATCCTAAAGCTACTGGAGAGGCGCAGGGCTGCTGCGCTGGAAGTAGTGGAAAGCGAGAAAAAAACAACCAAGGAGTTGAGGGAGCAACTTGAGCTTAAGCTGAAAATGGCCAAGGAGAGTGGAGACAAGGCTGGAGTCAAGTCCGCTAAGAAGGAACTGCGTGGTCTGAATCGCAAAGAACTCAAGGAGGGCGGCGGCCTGAATTTGGGTAAGTCCATTGGGAACGCCATGGCCAGCCAGTTCCCTCAGTTAGCCAAGTTCGCAGCAGACGTCAAAGAGTTCGGCCTTGGAACAACCATCCTGAAGGGTGCCGTTGACCTAGCCGGAAAAGCTATCGCTGGACTCGCCAAGGGAATCTCGTCTCTTGTGATGGGTCCGCTGAAATCAGTTGGCAAGATGTCTGGCGAACTCATGCAGACGTTTGGTCAAGCTGTCAACTTCGGCACTGAGGTCATAGACGAGATCGGAAAGATCGCAACGGACATAATGAACCTCGCAAGCGTTGGAAGTATCTTCGCTATGGCTGGTGAAACGCAGACGTTGATGGAAGAGGGTGGGTCTGCTGAAGAGGCTGCCAAGAGCGTTGTGACGGACAAGGTCGACCAGATCATGGGCTACATTGACGCGGTTATCCAGGCGCTCCCATACATTATGGAACAGATCGCTCACCAGTTGCCTATACTAATCAACAAGCTGGTTGAGGCTATTCCTGTAATCGTGGATGCGTTCATCAAGAACTTCCCAGCCATTGTGATGGCCCTGGCCAGAGGAATCCCGCAGATCGTTGGTGCGGTCATCAAGGAGCTTCCTCGATTGGTCTGGGCGATCATCAAGGAGCTTCCAAAGATTATCTGGGAATTCGTGAAGGCCATTGCAAAGGCTATTGCTGATGCTCTGGCCGGTATATTCGGCGGCAGAGGCAAGGAATACAGGGAGAAGAAAAGAGAGATCAAAGACGCGTACAGGGCCGGAAAAATCACCAAGGAAGAAAGGGATGCTGCACTCAGGGCACTCAAGGCAGAGCACCCCAAGGGCGGAAAGAAGAAGGGAAAGGACGGAAACTACTATTCGGGAATTTCGTACGTACCCCGGAACATGAAGGGCGTAACGCTGCACAAGGGAGAGCGCGTTGTTCCTGCGCATGAGAATAGGCCAGGACAGGCTTCAAGTGGAGGACCCACCTCCCCCTCCTCGAACTACAGTAACAGTTCAAGAATGGGAACCGTAATTGTACAGTCTGTTGTGGACGGTTCGGTGATAGACTCCGCAGTCGTTGGAGCCAACGCCGATGGGCGGGCCACCGGGGTGTCGAGGATGGTTAGAAAAACGGCTGGTAAGAGGGCCGGAATACGCGCCCCTGGGAACAATCCCTGGGGAAGAAGCTAAGTCGTTAGAAACGTCCCACAGGGGTATAACCATCACAGTAAATACGGAGGCCGAGAGTAATGGCGATTCAGGATACCTTTAGAGTGACGCACGTCGAATATGAAGTCGGTGAGCTTGCCACAGACAATGAATACTCTACGCAGCATGTGATCGTCCTTCCGCACGATCTGAAACCGGACTATCTGGTCATGATTAGCTCTGCTAACGAGGACTTGACCACTCAGCGCCCTGACCGCATGGCGTTCCAGGTTACGCACGATCCCTTCGGGACCGGAGACCTGTCCAAGTCAGGAAGTTCAAGAACAATCGTTGTGGAGTCTGGTGTCGCTGTCGCTAGGCGTCCAATGCTGCACATGACAATCATCGAGTGCCTGAATCCCTATAGCCCTGACGGGTTCATCCTGCGTGACGTGATCAATGTGACTCACGCTGCAGGATCAGCCTCTGGCGCAGTGACCACTACGCATGCTGTGTCCGGTGTCGTAGACGTCAACAAGTGCACCGTGCACGGAATCCAGTCCGGTTGGGGCATGACCACGCAAGGGTCAGGCTCGACCATCCCTAATCTCATGTATGCGGCAGAGCACCTGTCTTCAGCCACAGAACTCACCATCGAGCGATACAGCCCTTTCGGCTCTTCCTCGGGCGAGGCTGACGGGTTCACTTCGGTTCACGGTGTTATCGAATGGGGCACCAACTGGGACGTCAACCGCTACACGGGTAGCGCATCAGGTGGAAACGCCGCATCCGTAACGGCGTCAGGTCAACAGATTCTGGCCCTGGGATTCGACTACACTCCCAATAAGACCATGTTCTTCCCTAGCTTCTCATCACAGAACTCGACCGACGACGTTAAGTTCACCGAGTACATGCTCGTGCCTCACGACGCTTCAATCATCCACTCAGTCGGTGAAGTTGTATCGCCTGGAGTCGTGAAGAACTCTGTCGCAATTTGCTCCTGGGCGAACGGCGTACCCTACAAGACCGCGATCCACGCAGTAAGTCATCCGTCGATAGACGTGCAGCACATCCTTGCGTTGGCCAATACGGAACTAGGCAGCCCCTCAAACCCAGACACGGTAGCCGTCGCACTCCCGTCCAATGGCGCGGAAGTGTATAGTGATGGAGTTCTCGGGTCAAACATCTGGGTCGGCGAGCGGGCTCTAAGCTCCTCCATCCAGGGTGAGGCCACAAACACAACTGACGACAACGCATCGCTGCTTATCGGGCTTCACTACGAGGCTGATGGGGCCGTCAAGTTTCACGGAGTAAGCGATCACATGGCCGGTTCAAAGATCGACCTGATGATCCAGTCCGTCGACTTCGGCGGTCTTGCCATGGCGGACGCTGTTGACAGTAACGACGGAACCGTTGGTCAGAGGTTCATATTCCCGGACCAGGGAACAGTTGTTGACTCCGCTACTTCGGAAAAGGGACTAGGGCTCGGCTCTTCTCCTTTAATTTCAGGCACAGGCGGGCTTATCGCTGGCTTGTCAGGCAACCCTAGTTCGGCCCTGGACGCAACAGCGAGGATCGAACTTGCTGGCGATGTCGGAAAGTCCAGGTTCTCCTGGAAAAACTCTTCAGACTCCAACTACTCTGGCGCCGATCACACCCTGTTCCCGTGGGGATCACGCTCCTGCTTTGGCGAGAAAGAGGCCGACAGGGTTGACGCGTGTTACTCCAGAGTGCTCGGAGAGGCTTACTATGCCGTTGCTGACGCGACTGACGTAACGAACTTGCGGGTTAAGGTCTACAAGATGCCACAGGGGTCCGCTGTCTACTCTGACGAGTCCCTTGTGGACACGATTCAGCTAGAGTTCCCAGTGGGTGGCGCTGTTGACGATGCGTACGACCAAGTGATTGAGTTCGGGATAGCCGCCAATGGTACTGGCGACCTGTTCGTGCTAACCTCGCATCACTGGAGAGAGAACCATGACCTCTCAACAGAGCTACTTCACGAGATGAATGTACACAAGATGACCAAGGGTGAGTCTTCATTTGTGAAGATCGCGTCTGACATCACGTCGGGTCAGGACGCTCTTGGAGTAACGTCGCTCAGGCTTGCGGCATCCGGATCGACGCTCAAGGCCGTATGGCTGGACCAGTCGGGGGCCGTCATATCCTGCACAAGTGTGACGAACGGCGGGTCCTGGAGCCGTAGAATCGAGGGAACTGGCGCGATTCCGGGCGGAGTCGACACGGGTCCAACGGTTGTTTCCTCCTCAGTAAGGTTAAATGACGAGGCGTGTCACGACTTGGTCGGAATGGACGACAACTCCGGAACATTCTATTATGCCTATTGCTACGAGGTAACCATTACTGGCACTGACTACTTCTTCGCTGTTTCCAAGTCAGTAGGTAGTAGCGCCCTGGTTCCGGTAATGGGTCTGGGTGCAGCGGAAACTCTGTCTGTAGACCAGCAGCCACAGAACGTAGCAGCCGCATGGCACGACAACGGTCTTCTCCTTGGGGCAGTGTTCTACTCCAAGAAATCCACAAAAGAAACCTCCGTGATGGGGTTCATCGACTACAACCCAGACTTCAGCGTCAGGGCCACAACCATTGGAGACAAGTACGAAGACACCTCCCTCGCTGACGGTGGGGCGATTCAGTCCGGAATGCAGTTCTGCTCCATGTCTCACATGAGGATGCTGTCAGTTGGCGCAAGACTTGATGTCCACTTCTCTCACATAGATCCATCAAGCACTTCTGACTGCGTAATGGCATCCAAATTCTCTCTTGGCGGGTGGACAACCCACCCAATCACCAACGGGCTGGACTCAAGGGACTCGTCTGCACTCAACCCCCTATCCATCGCTTACTGGTCATCAACGATGGGGGCTCCGACCAGCTACTCAACGAATGCAGGCGCAGGTCAGGCGTGGACGCCATCTGGCATAGCGGCAGAGACACTTGACGCTCAGCAGTATGGATCCCTTAGAATTTTTCCCAGCACCGTAAACACAAGAAGATACAAATTCACCTCACACGAGGGTCTCGGGAATGCCTTCGGATACAAGAATGGGTTCTGTGGAGGCTTCACGGTAAAGCCAAGCAAAACGCCAGTGTCATACTACGCGGAAGCCGCAGGCACAAACGCGGTAACGTCTGACGGATGGAAGTTTCGGGTGTTCGTTGATTCTACCAACGGAATTGTATTCAAGACGTGGGACACAGGGACTTCAGCATACGTAGACTCGTACACACATGGAACGGTGGACGACAGCAAATACTATCAAATCATAGTGTCGGTTGATGGCGACCTTAATTGCAGAATCTCGCACAGGTGCCTATCTGACGTCGGGGAGCATTCCTCCTGGGAGACTTCCGGCGTACTGGCTGCAGGGGATGACGGTGAGGAAATATACGGTTCTCTTCCCATCGACGGAGTTATTGGACCCCTTGGCGGGAATAATGCAGAGGACTCATTCGAGTTCGGGTCAGAGGTCAAGCTGGCGCTTTCAGAGTTTGGCGTCATAGCAGAAGCGTGGGGCACGGCGCAGGGCGACAACCTTCCGTCAATGCTGGGCTCTTCGTCATTAAATGGCGTCGAAATGGAAGTCTTCGGCAAGAGAACGTCGGCAAACCCTGTGTACGTCCATAGCGGTATATCGGTGGACTTCAGGGGGGCTGGCGCGTACGAGGGCGACATCTTCGAACTTAATACCAGGACACACTTCCAGAAGGAGAACGCCCTGGAGAGGTCTCCACGGATAGCTTGGCGCTCGACTGGCACGACAGAGCAGTCTCTAGCGATGTCTCACGAGGCATCCGGGCACGTTTCAACTCACGGCGGAATCGCGCTGTTTAACACCAACTTCAGAACCGCCATCGTGGAGTACTCATCATCTAGCGGCTTCTCATCAATAGCAGCAACACACAACTTGTCGGCAGACATAACCGGCGACATGACGGTGTCCGCTAAGTCCGGCAACCGGATCACACTTAGCTCCGGCCATGGCATGACCCAGGGTGAGCACAAGGGCAGGTGGGTGGTTGTGGTGGACGGGTCCGCAGCAGGAGAGGTTTACGAGGTATTGAGTCACCCTACTGACGACAGTCTAAGCGTATCAAGTCCTGGTGCAGTCTCTGCCGGGGATCGGGTTGTTGTGTTCGGGTCTTCCATGTCATCGGTTTATTCGGATGTGGAGTCTTACGAGTTCTTCAGAGTCAGGGTTCCTGCACAGAATGCAGTCCTGGGGTATTTCCAGATTGGGACGCTCGTGGCTGGCCCGGTATTCAATCCAGGCAACGTGCCGTTAGATTGGTCCATCTCCGAGAACGACGACCCCCAGGTTGAAGAAATCAGCACATACTCTGGAATTGAGTGGTCATTCCTGAAGGGTCCAGTAAGGAGATCCGTTGCGGGCAGATTCGTGGGAGATGTGGACCGCAAGCGGGAGTCATTCAGGTCCATGGTTCGCGGACTGTGTGGGTATTCTGAGAAACCCCTCGCTTTTTTAATGGCGAACACTTCTGAAATGACTATACTCGGTGTTGTCAAGTCCGGATTGTCCCTTGAATCAGAGGGATGGTATCAGGATGCAAACGGCAAGTGGAGACTTGCTGGAGACCTTGGGATAACAATCGAGGAGGTAGTCTAAATGTCTGTAGTAAAGGGGGCCACCCTATTAAACAACCTAGCAGTGCTGGGGTCGATAGGCTCGTCTGCGCCATCTTGGCACAATGAAATCAAGAAGGACCTGTTTTTACGCAGGGCCAGGGTCACGTTTGACCTACATTTCTCAGACGGCACTGTCCGCAGAATGGCAACCGATCCTATTACTGTCATCGACGGCTCCGATGAGATCAACTACCTTCCAGAGCTTGTCGAAGAGCCTGAGATTGGCTGGTTTATAGAGATGGGAAGGGCTGAAGCGGAGTCAAGGGAAGTGTCTGTATCTATCAGGAGAGACTCGATAGATCCGGTCTCCATGGTGTCTTCAGGGGCGTTCTTGGCGGGCTTCGGTGAAGTGTGCATACAGATGGATGGGCAGGACTACAAGGACAGGATAGTGGTTGTTCGCGGGCAAATGTCCGGGGGCCTGTCATTCGGAAACCCAGGTGAGCCGGTGACTCTTTCAATAAAGGATCCCAGGTCAATGCTGGATAGCGAGTTCCCTACCCACGTTGTAACAAGCGAAGGATTCCCGAGCGCTCCAAAGGAATCCATAGGCGAGCGGGTTCCTCTAATATACAACGAGTGGCCGAGCGTACCGTGCATTAGGACAAATGCTGACGCAGGGACAGTTCAAAGAGGCGTGATTTCTGAGGTCAACAGGTCAACGATGCCAGCAGACAAAGAGGTTATTCCAGGTCACCTATTTAGCGGCAACAACTCATTCTCTCCTGGATGGAGCAAGGGCAACGCATTCATCAAAATAGACGACGAGATACTGAAGTACGAGTCAGCGACTGCTTTTGGCAGCAGCGCAAAGGAGATGAAGAAGGTAGAGCGGGCTCAGTTTGGAACTGAGGCTGAAGAGCATGTAGCATACACAAGCACCATATCCAACGTCGCTGTGTACTACAAGTCCGAATGGGTGGTATGCTCTGGCCACAGCCTGACTATTGACCAGGACAGTGGAGTGTTTGACTCCAAGGGAGAGATGCTGGCTAAGCTCAACAATCCAACAACCGTATCGTTCGAGATAGACGATGGAGGGAACTCTTACACGTCACTGAAGTTTGACGAGCCGTCGGGCTACGAGGACCTGTTCTCCAAGGGTGAGGACGAGGTCGAGTTCACAAACGACGACGAGTTGAAGCGCATAGACTGGAAGAGCAATAACGGCGCGTTCGTGTCCGTAACGATGACAGAGAAGCATAGCGTTCCAGACGTAATCAAGGACGTCATGGAAAGGTACTCGCCAGCAGGCGGGAGCATACTGGACTATTCATCCGTCGAGTCGATAAGGCCGCTTCTGGGCAGCGTATTCCCAAGCATTATTATTAACGGCTCTGGAGATGGAGACCAGTCTGGTTCGTTAACGTGGATCGAGACGACCTTGCTTCCAGCGTTCCCGATGATTTCGGCGTACTTCTCCGATGGGAAGTACAAGCTATGCGCGTTCGACGCGAGATCCGATTCAAGGGGCAAGTTTGAAGTTGGGACATATCCTCTTATGGACAGAGTCTCCACAATTCAGGAGTCAGACCTTGAGGATACGTTCAACGAGTTCTCTGTCAGGTACAAGCTGGATGCCGTAAAGGGAACGCACACGCTATTTTCAAAGGTCGGACCAGAAGAGAGCATCTACTGTAAGAGATCCGAGACTATGCTTGGAACCAAGAAGATGCCAGTGATTGAGAGTCCGTACATAAACAATGAGTTGGACGCAGAGACACTACTTAGCTGGTACGCGTTCCACAAGTCGCGGCCATTCTATACAGCGGAATACTGCTTCGCTCCATGGGTTCTGCTCCATCTTAATCTGGGTGACGTTATAGAATTAACGGACGAAGAGGTGGGATTCGTGGATTCCAGGGCCGTAATCGAGACGATCAGATACCAGCGCGGGAAGTGCATCGTAGGACTGAAAGTGTTCCCGGTGGTCCCAGGTATGTAGTCGGACAGATTCTGTCCGCCTGAGCCCGTCCACTGTGACGGGTTTTTTATTTTGTGGTATAATGTTATTGACAGGGAGAAACCTGCTGGCTAGGTTGGAGCCAACTAGGAGGAAATAACATGACAGAACCAAGAATACACATTCCGAGATACGACGTGCAGGAGATCGCTGGCCTACCAGAGTCAGGGTACTGCGTTACTTTCACGCAGAGTGAGGTAAAGAAGTTGATGTGTCCACGCCAATGGCTGTACGCACACTCTCACGGGCTTGAGTTTGACGGTGATGCTCGCCCATTACGGTTCGGCTCTGCCTTTCACGCTATCATGGAGGATCTACACAGGTGGTTCGCATACGAGGATACAACATTCCCGGTTGAGAAGTACATGGACGGGAACTGCCTACACTGTGATGGCAAGGGTTGCGAGTTGTGTAGCGAAGGGAAGAACCTCCTGGCCATCACGATTCGGGACTGGGAAGCGTTCGTCGGGGAAGGCAAGCTGGACCCAAAGCAGTACGCTGACGATCTTACGACTCTACGAATTGTCTTGAGCGGTTATCTGCGCAGATGGGGCCTGGAGCCCGATCAGAACTACAAGGTAGTGGGCGTCGAGCTTCAACTGGCCATGCCCGTAGTTCACCCTGTAAAGGGAGATCAATTCAAGTCTACAGTACACCTTGTGGAAGAAGACGGAAGATACCGCTTTGCGCGTCCTGGAGAGGCCCGTGACGAGTCCCTGACCATCAAGACGACCGTTGGCATGCCCTGGTATTTCATCGGCAAGATGGACGCTTTAATGCAGCACAGGAAGAACGGATCACTCATGATTCGAGAACACAAGACATCCGGATCGCCACGCTCTTACTTGAGCAAGATGGAGATCGACCCACAGATTCCATCATACAGCAATTTAGTCAAGTACAACCTTGAGAACGGAACGCTCAAGCTGGTCAAGCCAGTCATGGAGCCCACCTTTAAGGGCGACCTACAGATTGACTTAGCGTACAGCGGCAAACTCTACGAGCCAAAGGTTCTAAAGAACGGCAAGCTGTCCAAGGCCAAGGCCAAGATTCTTTCATTCGTGTACGAGGACAAGGTTCGAGAACTCGACCTACCCATTGAGGAGTACGAGGATTACATCGAGACGCTCATGTATACCGTAGACCGCGAACTGTTCATCCGAGAGCAGGATCGGACGTCTGAAGTTGAGTTAAAGCGTAATCAGGCGGAGTTCTACGCGTTCGCAGCACAGTTGGCGGGACGCAGGCGCATGGTGGCAGAGGCTGAATGCGTGGAGGATCTCGACATCGCTGCACCCCGTATGCCGGTGTGCATGGGCGGAGGAGGGTACTGTTCATATAAGGGTCTATGCTCGTCCGACGCACACGACAATTTCCAGGGCTACAAGCGAAAGGGCGTACAGTCCTGGAAGAAATAAAAACTTTTTGTAGACAAACATCAGCCCCAGGGCTATAAATAGAATACCAAACAGGAGGTAATATGAAACTAAGACGCGCAAGCGAAATCAAAAACACCAAGTCGCTCATTCTAATGCACGGACCATCAGGTGCGGGCAAGACATACCGGGCTGCTCAGGCTGTTGACCCCAGTCAGGATAAGGAACTGGTTTTCTTAATCCTAACAGAGGCCAACGGTGTGGTTAGCGCCAAAGCGGCCAACCCTAATGTGCTCCTTCCGGAGTTCGAGGATTCAGAAGGAAACGTGCGTAACTACGTGAGCAACGCTGACGAATTACGTCAAGCCATGAAGATGTGCGCAGGCACCCAGTTGAAAGACATGGGCGTCACAGTGGTCGCATTCGATGGACTCACAGAGATCCAAGCCTTGCTTAAGGATGAGATCCTAGCCAAGAAGCCAGCGGATCAGCGAGAGTTGATGCAACTTCAGGAGTGGGGATTACTTGGGGAGCGTATGCGCAAGTTCATGCGATGGCTCCGCAGCATTCCGTACAACGTGGTATGTACATGCTTGACCAATGAAGAGGGCGGACAAGAGAGTGAGCCACTACGCATCCGACTCCAGCTTCAGGGCAAGAGCACAGTCAACGCAGTTCCACAGTTCTTCACTGCTGTAGCGTATTGCACCAACGTCGACCCAGCACGCAAGGGTCAACCCGTTCGACGCATCTCAATGTTTGAAGGACATAGCCGGTATCTCTGCAAGCCTGCAGGCGAGTTGGGCGGCATCCGTGAGGACGCTATGCACGAATGGTTCACTATTCTTAACAATTCTTAAATTAACCCTTGACAGCCCCCTTCACGGGGGCTATAACCTAGACACAACAAAACAGTTTCATTAATAAAGGCAATTACCGGGGCCTTAATCCGGTGGAGGATAATAATACTATGCAAATCAATCCAATGTCAGAAGAGTTCGCTCCAGCAGAAAACACTAACCGCACTCGCTACCTTACAGCGGGCAAGCGAGTCCTAGCACCTGTCGGTTTCTACCGATGGAACAGTTCCAAGAAAGGAACCCCGTGCATCACCATCGGCTTTGTATGTGTACAGGACCTTGACGGTTCGGGCGAAGAAGGCGCAGTTACGACTCGCGACTTCTGGATCACAGAGCGGAGCATCTCTATGCTTGCCAAGTTCTTCCGTGCCCTTGGCGTCACTAGCGCTTTCGACACCGACAGCGATGATGACCTGGACAAGGCTCTGTCACAGGGATACGTGCAGTCTACATTGAAGACTGAAACGTACACCAAGTCAGACGGTTCTGAAGGCTCTTCAACAAGCCCAGTGTTCTTCGACCCATCACGCGGCGAGCAACCTGAGTGGGAAGACACAGTTCGCGAATTAGGCGACTGGTTCGATGGCTATGTTGCCCGCAAGCAAGAGCGTGCCGCACAGTACAGCAACAACAACGCTGCACCTGCTGCCGCTGCAACACCAGCAGCACCGTTCTCATCAGACGACGTACCTTTCTAAACAAAGGCTAAAGCCAAGGCCCCTGCCATCCATGATGGTGGGGGTTTTCTGTCTTCGGGGTATAACAGGTCAGGAGGACAATATGAATGTCGTGGGATGCGATCCGGCTACCGCTGGAGCAGTTACAATGATGAAGCCTGATGGGGGGATCCTTGCAGTGTATCACTGGAAGAGGTGCACCCGGAACAAGGTCAAGGTGTTCAAGGTCTCTTACTGTAACCTCATCAACGGCAAGTTCGTTTACGACGAGAGGATCATGCCATCCATGGGCGTCATAGGTGTCTTCTTGTCGAAGGAAGCGCATAGAGTATGCGGCCCTGGCTACCTGCTCGCAGTAGAAGACGCATACGTGGGTCGCAACAAGAAGACCAGCATCATTGTGGCCAGGAACGCAGGACGCATCTGCGGCCCGCTTGAGGCTCACGCACACAACCATACTCCAGAATTCGTCAAGGCCAACGTGTGGCGCAAGTCCGTTATTGGCACCAAGGCGTCCACAAAGAGGCACACTGAGGGTGACAAGCTGGGAACGAAGGAGCTTTCACTTCTGCTTGTCCCTGAGAAAGTTGTTGACTTGCCCCAAATACTAGCTAATCTAGGAAACGAAGACGATATAACCGATAGCGCAGGAGTAGCATTTTGGGGAACGAAACAAGCCAAAAAGATACAGAAGCAAGAAAGCTCTACGACCTCTGGGTCAAAGCTGAAGCCTACTACATCAAAAAAGCGCGCCGCGAAAAGCCGAGCCAAAAAGCGATCCAGTTAATCAGCAAGGTGCTGAAGGAGCGCACATTCGAGCAGGTCAAGGGGTACTTCAAGTACGTCTACACCAGTGAGGACTACTGGGCCATTCACATGCGTGGTGGCTACACCAACCTAGAGAACCTGTTCCGCAAGCAGAACATATCCAGGCGCATCCAGGACTCCATATCAGCGGCCGAAGACGCCAGCACTGTTCCCTACTATATCAGGAATGATGTGGAGTGGGTACGGATCGGCGGCAAGCTGGGGTATTGGAATGTTGACGGGAAGTTTCAGCCCGTGCTTGAGGAAGAATTAAAATACTGGAAAAACAAAAAACTTGTTGACTAATAAACGGTCAGCGTATACTTATGCACAGTCAAACAAATCTTGGAGGATTTAATGAGCATCATTGAGAGATTAAAAGAAGTGAAAATGTCCGAACTACACGTTATCGGCATTTCTCGCGGACGAAGCCGAGGGACGTTCGGAGACTGCCCATTTTGTGGGTCCAAGACTCGCGGTTCTGCTGACTCGCGGGCACCGATAGGCACATCCTCTGAGGCTGGCGGCGTGTGTCACGCATGCAACGAGCGCTTCGACACTGCAGACCTTATCTGTCAACGGCTCATGGGCAAGAGGTTTCGTGAGTTGAATGCAGAAGGCCGCAAGGCTTTCGAGACAGCATGCGCACGTCACGGATGGAAGTCCGAGAAGAATTACTCAAGCCACAATACTGGCGAGAAGATGATCCCTGTATCCAAGATGGTCGAGGCAATCCTGCAGAAGACCGCTCCAAAGAAGAAGAAGCCAGTCGAGAAGGCTCCAGAGCCAGAAGTTGTAGACGACTCCAAGCCTCTACCACAGGGCGACTTTCCCTGGGATCCACGCTACGTTGACGTGTGGCATGATGCCCTTTACACGGACGCTGGCGCTAACGCTCTAAAGTACCTCAAGGATGGCCGTGGGTTCACGGACGAGACAATCAAGAACTGGAAGATCGGCTTCTATACGATGCAGAGGGGCGGCAAGGTCTACGAGGAGTTCATCTCGATCCCTATGCTCAACGAGCACATGCGTCCGGTCAACTTTCGATTCCGATCAGTTCCTGGCAAGTGCAAGTACTGTGCTGGCGCAGGATGCAAGCAGTGCAAGGACACTGGCGAAGTAAAGAAGAAATACCGTCCATGTACAGGTCGGCCGCTTGTCCTGTTCGGCGCTCACACCTTGTCAGCGAACACTGACAGCAGCGTGCTTGTGCTTGAGGGAGAACTTGACGTTATTGCGGCTTCACAGTACGGATATGACTCGAACGTCGTGTCGTCTACTGCTGGAGCAACCACGTTTAAGGAAGAATGGCTGGACCTAATTGAGCCATACCGCTCATTCACTCTGGCCCTGGATGACGATGAGGCTGGAAACACTGGCGCAGACGCCCTGGCTGAAAAGCTGGGCCGATACCGGTGTGCCCGCGCATTGTTCCCAGAGAACGACATCGGAGCGTGCCTAGAGAAGGGTCTGGACAAGGCTGACGTTAGACGCGCAGTCGACAGAGCCAAGTCAATGCTCAAGTCTGACTTCAAGACCGCAGACGCGTTCGCGGACGAGCTTGAGTTGCTCATTAGCGAGCCAGACAAGCTGAAGGGTATGACGACGGGTTCTGCCAAGCTAGACGCCATGATGGGCGGATGGAGACCAGGGCTGGCCATCGTGACTGCTGACACGGGCTCCGGTAAAACAACCTTTATGACATGGGCGATGTACCAGCAGGCGATCCGAGGGATTCCGACTGCAATCACATCGTTCGAGAACAGGCCGATCTCCGCTGTACAGAAGTTGCTTCGTCAGCATGTGGGTGGAGACTTTACATCTTTAAGCAAGGACCAGAGACGCGATGCCCTGGCCGAGATTGGGGAGATGCCCCTATACATTCTCGACCATGCTGGACACATGAAGTTCAGCGACGTTGTCGAAACCGTTCGTTACTCCGTTCGGAGACACGGAACTAGAATGATCCTCATCGACCATCTAGGGTTCCTGATCTCCAGCGAAGCGGAAGACGAGCGACGTGAAATCGAGACCGTTGTCCGTGCCCTGGCCTTGCTTGCTTACAATGAGGGGATCACGATCTGCCTCATCGCACACCCGAACAACAACTCTGTAAACCAGAGACGTCGGGTACAGATGCACGACCTGAAAGGCGCTTCGGCCATTCGTCAGGATGCCAGCATTGTTATGGTTATCGAGCGTGGTCAGCCTGACCGCAACACTCCATACAATCACTCGACGGTACACCTAGACAAGTGTCGATCTGAGTTTGGCCTTGCTGGACAAAGTACTACGCTGGCGTTCAATCCAGAGTCAGTTAAATACGCAGACACGCCTGACGAGCTAACAAGTTAGGCTTGACATAGCCCTTAGGGGCGTGTATAATCACCTAGTGGAGGACACTATTATGCCTATATACGAATACAAATGCAGCGGTTGCGGGGTCTCACAGGAGAAACTGCAAGCATACACACAGAGAAAGGACGAAGTTCCATGTAAGGAATGCGGCGGGACAGCTAAAAGGCTGGAAGTAAACAGGACATCCTTCTCATTGAAAGGGAAGGGCTGGTACAAGGATGGATACCAGAAATAATTGAATAGGGTTACAGCGTTGGGAAACAAGATAGTCAATTCAATTTACAAACAACAACAAAGGAGACACTTAAAATGGCGGCAAAACAACATGAGATGACAATAGACCAATACAACACACTGCAGAAGCTATGTGCGAAGAATTGGCGTGGTCCACAGAACCAGTTAGAAGACTACACTGGCGACGTGATCGCGGACGTTCTGACACACTGGGCGAAGTATGACCCAAGCAAGGGCTCATTCAGCACCTGGGCATGGTATCGCACCATGAAGATCCGGGACCGGTACACTAGGCGCGCTGCAATCAAACCACTATCGAACACTCAATACGTAGAGAACTGGGACATCCTTGACGAGATGTACATGGGTCAAGAGGTTGTTGAGTCCAAGGCCGAGATGAGCCTTCTGATGGAACGGGCACCGTTAATCGTGCAGGAGGCCCTCATGGCCCAAGCCCTGGGACTTTCATCCAGCGAGACACGCGAGGCACTCGGCGTAAGCGGACAATCAAAGCAGCAACGCATCAAGCGCCACATCAAGCGACTTGAGAAAGGGAACAAGTAATGGGCTGGGGTAAAAGGAAATCCAAGAAGAGGCGCGGAACGCTAGTGCGAGACTTGAACTATGTTCACCCTGTACTCGGACCCTTTTACCTGCCCGCTGGCACTCAAGTAATTTTGCCAGACTTGAATAAAGTTGTAGACAACGCGGTCGTAGACGCCTATAAGGTATTGAGAAACATCGGGACAGACCCGGTCATCATTGAAGTAGAAAAGCGGTACTACCTAACCAGTAGGACGCATGTAAACGAGGGGAATAGTTACTATGGCGGAAACACAAGTAAATTCAGGCGCAATCGCTAGATATATAGCTTCAAACGGAACTACCGTAAGGGGCTGCGTCGACTTTATCTTCGGGGAGAGAGGACCCCTGAAGGCCATGGGGCTAGACGTTAGACGTGGACAGTGGGCGATGGCCCAATCCATAGCAGACTCCATCGATCAGGGTGGAGTGAATTGGGGTGCGGTGGAAGCGCCGACTGGGACTGGTAAGGGAATAGGCTATCTAATCCCTTCCTGCATCGCACTCCTTAAGTATCGCGCACGGAATCCAGGCTGGCAGGAAGATCCTGACTCGCCAAAGGTTGTCGTGTCCACATCCAACATCAGCCTGCAGCAGCAGCTTGTCCAGAAGGACGTCCCTGCTGTATCCAGAGTGTTGGGTGTCCCGCTATTTGGGGCGATCCTAAAGGGTCGCAACAACTACATCTGCCCAATGAAGGTGGATTCCGGCAACTTCGGTGCCATGTTTGAATCACGCGGCGTAAACCGTCTAACAGGTTGGTTCAAAGAACCAGGATGCTCTGGAGACAAAGAAGACCTGCCTTTCAACCCGAAAGGCGACTGGGCGAAAGTCTCTGTCGAACCCGGTTCCTGCATGGGATCGTTTTGCCAATTCAAGGACGAGTGTCCGTCTACCGCTGCCGTAAAGACAGCCAATGAAGCGGACGTCGTGGTGATGAATCATCACATGTTAGCCAAACATCCTGGCTTTGCTGCAGTGTGTCTGGCGATAGATGAGGCTCACGAGTTAGAGGACTCCGTGCGCAGCGCAACGTCGCTAAATCTATCGTCGGCACACCTGACGGGGCTGATCGCCAGGGCCAGGGACTACATCAGCAACCAGGAGTCGATAGCCCTAATCAAGGATCCACTCAGCATGCTGTTCGCTGACGTGTCTTCAAGGCTGGACGACGGGGAGACCGAGTCGTTCCATCCAGGATGGGGAAGGGTGAAGGGAGAGGACATGCACCCACTATTCGAGGCAGTTGCAGCAGTTGGCGCAGCAGCCAAGCAGATACACGATCCAGCAGAGAAAGAGGTCGCTGGACGGTTCCACAAGAGGATGACGGATGTAGCTATGCTGGCTATGGCGTGTGCAAGTGGGTACCACAAGACGCTCAAGGATTACGCTGACGGAGATTGGGCTGTGTACGGTTCCGTGTCCGGTGATCGCGTAACGCTGGAAGCCTGTCCGGCAGAAGTTAGCCACATTGTGAGTACTCTACAGGAGAAGTACCCGGTGGCCGTACTCACTTCAGCAACCATGTCGCAGAAGAAGACCTTCGACTACTTTAGATCGTGCCTTGGATTCGACAAGCAAGGGGAAGAGGCACCAAGAGACCTAGCTTACACGCTGGCAGTTCCCAGTCCGTACCAACTGTCCAGCATGGGCGTCACGGTTATTCCGACGAACGCTCCTGATCCAAAGAACGACTACAACGTCTGGTCAGACTGGGCAGTAAGGGCCGTGGTCCACACAGTAAACCTGATGGGCGGACGCACGCTCGTGCTGTCATCATCCATGCGAATGGCGCAGAGATACAAAGAGGCCATCGAGACTGAAACCAAGTGGCCCGTAAAGGTGCAGGGCGATGCTGGGCGGACAGAGTTGAAAGACTGGTTTGCGAACTGCACTGAGGGCGTTCTCGTGGCTTCCAGGAGCTTCTTTCAGGGCATCGACGTGGCTGGTGAGAGCTTGTCCTGCGTAGTGATCGACCGAATTCCATTCGCTCCACCCAGCGATCCTGTTGAGAAGGTCGTGACGAAGTCGCTGGTCAAGAGAAGCAAGATGTCTGAATTCGAGGCCAGAATAATACCAAAGGCGTGCAACCTTCTGCAGCAAGCAGCGGGCCGATTGATTAGAAGTAAGCGGGATAGTGGGGTTGTGGTCATACTGGATCGCAGGGCTGCTCTGGGACGGATGTCCAACAGGATCCTGTCTGTACTTCCGCCATTCCCGGTCAGCACATCAAGCAGGGACATACAGAACGCGATAGACGGCGAACCAATTCAGTTTGCGATGAGGAGAGCAAGGTCTGTCAGGGGTAGAACTATATAACCAAACAGGAGGATCTAATGAAGACACTAAGACGTGGCGCTGAAGGCGCTGAAGTAACCAAATTGCAGAATTCACTAAAGTCAGCAGGGTACAAGGTATCCGTAGATGGGGCCTTCGGTCCAGGAACGGACAAGGTTGTGCGCAAGTTCCAGAAGGACAGCGGACTTCAGGCTGACGGTATCGTCGGCCGAGGAACGTGGGCAGCACTGGAGAAGGTTCATCAACCTAAGCCAGCGCAGATGCAGGACATCGCAGATCGATTGTTCCCGCAGTGCCTCACTCAGAAGTACGTTCTCAGCGGAGCGCAGGCACCAAGCAATCCACCTGGAATGAAGTTGCGCCGCATCGGACAAGAGAAGTCCAACTGCGTGCTCTTCACTTCGTGGCTGATTGGTCACGCGTTCGATGGCGTGCAGTTCTCACGTAATGATTGGAAATCCTGGATGTGCTCTAGCGATGCGGTCGGCCGCAATAGAGTTCCTGGCTTTGGTCCACGGGTAGCTATGGACTGGGGAATCACGAAGAGCGGGCCAGTAGGCAACGGTCCATGGCTTGTGCAGACATTTACTCAACGGGGCGGACATTCGTATATCGTACTTGATCACGATGAATCCACAGGGAAGATCCTGACCCTTGAGAGCAACGCATGGATCAACGGTAACGGATACCATCAGATTGGACCGCTGCGAGAGTGCCTGAATCCAGGGCCGAATTGGGCGGACTACGTAACGCAGACCTGGGAAAACCGCATATACGGGCCCAACGTAGCGGTACACATCGTGTCACTCAACATCGAGGGTGTTCGAGAGTGGCTTGCGAGCGGACCTGAATAAACACTTGACGGGCCATGGCCTAACGGCTATGGTCCTAAACACTAGGAGGAAGCATGATCGAGAAAAAAGCAACACGGTTCCATATCGTGAAAGTAAACACGTCAGACTTTGAAGACAACATTCAGAAGAACGCTGAGATCGCAGTATTGCACGCAGAGGGATGGACCATCGTTGATGTACAGCCAATCCAGGAGCGCGATAAATACTTCTGGCTTGCCGTTATGGCTCCACCGGTAGACAAGGGGCCATACATCATTGATCCCAGTAGTCTGATTGTTGCGGCGCCCTTCATCGGCCTTGTGGCAGGTATCACAACCGGCCTGATCAACTGGCTGGCAGGTGGAGTATGAGACATGTCGAAAAAACAATTAGCATTTCGGATCTTGTTCATGACGACACTAATCCCCGGAATCACGATAGTATCGCTAACCGCAGATCGGTTCAATCCAGTCTCCGCGCGCACGGGCAGGTCGTTCCGATCCTCGTCCAAGCAGGGACCAACAAGATCATCCACGGCAATTTACGTGTCGAAACGATGCGCGAAATGGGCATCAAGGAAGCTGCTTGCTGGATTATAGAGGCTGACGACATTGAGAGCAAGCGTCTAGCGATCACGCTCAACAAGAGCGGTGAATTAGCGTCCTGGAACGAGGACGTCCTGGCGGGCCAACTGAAGGACCTGACGGACACCTTGCCAGACTTCGATCTTGAGGACCTTGGGTTCGACTCCAGCATTCTCGACAGCATCGTGGAGGAAGACCCATTCGGCGGAGAAGAGGTCAACGAGGATTACTTCTCGGACGATCAGGACGCCTTCGGAGATGAGTTCGACGAGGCCGTAAGTGTGGACGACGAGTTCAAGGACGACGTGCCTGCTGCACCATCAGCGCCATCCAAGCCAGAGTCAGTTGTGATCCAGCTTTTCATCAAGCCAGAGGAACAAGAGAGGTTCACATCCTCCATCCAGAGCTTGGCTGATCACTGGGGTTTAACGTCGACAAGCGAAGTGATTATGATGGCCATCGATGAATGTCACGAGATCAATAGGGTTTAGATAATTGAAAGTTTGGGCTTGACAGGGTACTGGCTGGCGTGGTATAAGTACTAATACGACGCGGTCAGGGGTGTTGAGTGGCTATCAAAATTATTAGAAACGACGAGGGAAACTGCATAAACTTTGAGGGCTCATCCAACCCGGTTTACTTCAACGCTTGCTTGTCAGGTGTTGCAGAGGGCAACAAGGTCAATGTGGTTAACGACATTAAGTCAACCCCCGGAAACACCGAATACGAGTTTTATAGAATCCCGTATCAGGTGTTTCGAGATGCCCAGAACAACCCATTCGAGAGCGCCCAACAATGTGCGGATTACATTACAGCAGTAGGAAACGTGTCTGGAAGCTCGGACACTCTTGTCCGCTCAACGGATTCGACTGTTTATGTTGTACAGCCAGAGGACGACATTGTGATTCTAAAGTCTCACGCGCAGACTGTAGTTTCTCTTCCTGTGTCAAGGGGTGCAAGAACGCTGAATATAAAGGCAAGTTCTTCATGTTCAGCGGAGAATCCGGTAAGCGTAATGCCTGCGAATGGACAGAAGCTGGATGGGCAAGATTTCTATATTATGACTTTCCCAAGGTCTGCCATAACCCTGATCCAATGCGATCTGGAATGGTTTATACTTTGAGAATGAACCACCCACCCCCAACCCACATAATATAAGAGGTACAGATGTCATTTAATTTAGGACACGACGCAGCACTGGCAATTTCAGGCCAGTTTGCTGATGGTAGAATTTCTGAAGATTCAGTAGGACAGCACCACCAATCCCTTGAAGGATTAATGGAGCTTCACAGACTTCAGGTAACAGCAGAATTGGCGCTGGGAGACTTTATTGCCTCCTCAAGCGCAGCTCCATCTAGTGATGGACACTTAACAAACAAGCTATATGTAGACGCGCTCAACGTAGCCGCACTTGGTCTAGTTGCAGCCGAAGAGGCTAGGGCGCTTGCGGCAGAAGCAGCGATCCTTGAGTCTATGGCTGAAGGTGATGCTGCAGAGGCAGCAGCTAGAGACGCTGCAGACGATGTTCTTTCCGCCGCAATCGCAGCCGAGTCAGCAGCACGATCTGCATCAGTTGAGGCAGAAGCATCAGCGCGCACAGCAAAGGACGACGAACTGGAGGCGATGATCAACGACATCATTTCCAATGTCGACCCCAGCGCGCTTGACTCACTGACGGAAGTCGTCGCTGCCTTCCAGGACGCTGACGATGACCTCTCGGAAGCCATTACGACCGTCATGGGCACTCACACTTCAGAGCTTAACGCTGCAGTAGCGGCACTCAGTGCAGCCGATGACGCAATTCAGGCAGACTACTTCAGCCTGATCGCGGAACTAGACGCTGCCAGTCAGGCAGGAGACGCTGCATTAGCTACGCAATTAGCGGAATTATCGCAGGAATCAGAAGATGCTGACGATGCACTTCAGTTGGCCATAGATGGCGTTGTGGCGGATCTTGGATCCGCCGTTACATCCCTTGAGTCCGCCGACTCCGACCTTGGAGACGCAATCGCTGCGGAATCTGCAGCCAGAGTAGCGGCAGACGCATCATTGGCGAGCGACATGGGCGACATGGAGGCTGCTTATGAGGCTGCAGACGGTGTCAATGCTGACGCTATCGCCGCAGAAGCTACACGCGCGCAGCTTGCGGAAGCAGCAAACGCATCCACAATTTTAGCCGAAACAAACAGGGCAACCGATGCCGAAGGCACTCTGGCTACCTCTGTTTCTGACGAGGCTGCAGCTAGACAGGCTGCGGACGAAAACGAAGCGGCACTGCGCACCGAAGCGGACGATGTCCTGGCTGGCGCGATAACCGACGTTGCTGACGACTTGGCTGCTGAAGCAACCACAAGATCAGAGGCTGATGCAGCAACAGATGCCGCACTTGCTGCCTACGTTGCAAATAACGACGCCGCGCTGGCCGCAGAGGCTGCTAGAGCACAGGCCGCAGAGGCCGCTATCGACGCTCGGGTCGACGACGTACTTAGCAACATTGACCCAGAGTTCGTGGATTCAATTACGGAAGTCATTGAAGCGTTTGAAAGCGCTGACGGAGTTGTGACAACGGCAGTGAACAACCTGCTGGTAACACACAACGCTGACGTCGCTTCGATTCAGTCAGACATTGAGGCGCTTGGTGAGGCTTCTTCTGACGCTGTTGCAGCCGAAACCGCAAGAGCAGAGGCTATTGAAGCTGCAATCATCGCAGACCTTGATGGCTGGAAGGACTCGCATGTCATCGGAGTCGATACACAGGCTTATTCTGCTAATCTTGATGCTATGGCTGGCGGCAGTTTTGCCACTGTGCCTGTAGTCTTCTCCTACGAGTCGGTAGGGGCGGGCGAATCAATGTCAATGGGAGCCAACAGCTACCATGTTGCAGCGGGCACTGGCTCCACTGTAAATCTTCCTGCTGGCGCAGTAGCCGGAAGAAAGGTCGAGATCAAGGCTCTAGGAACAGGCTTCACAGCAAGCCCGGTATCCGTTGCTGGCGGAGTCATCGACGGCTCTGCTGGATTCTCAATCTCATTCGATTACGCCATGTTGTCATTGATCTCCAATGGTGACGGAAGCTGGTCTATCTGCTAATCCAAACCAGGGAGGGGCCCACGCCCCTCCCTTCCCTATAGAGGAGGCTTAAATGCCACAAATTGAAATTTCTATTCAAGAAAACGACACCTACGGGGATGGCTGGCAAGGTCAATGGGTTCGTATTTTTGACAGTGACGGAACACAGGTCGCAGCCCATACCCTTGAGGGCGGCAACTCTGGAACCGATGTATTTAATCTTGACGACAATGCGGACTACACTTGGACCTTTGGTGAGGGGAGCTGGATTGAAGAATCTTCCTTTACGATGACCAGAACTGATACTGGTGAAGTTTTAGCGCAAGCGAACGGAGTCAGCCTGAACGGAAGTTTCACGCTAGGGTCAGCCGTTAGTGACCCTGCTGGAGGCGAGGAAGATAACTCTAGCCCTAGTGCTGGATCAGCGGCAAAAATCCGGATTACTTTCGGCGGCGCTTTGTATACAACTTCCGTTGTAATGCTAGACATGTCTGATGACTCCTTCTTCGCCACGTTCGGGCCTGAGCCTCTTGCTTATGGTGATAATTACTACATCGAGTCTGCTCGACTGGGCAGGGACGCTGGAACTTTGATTCATACGGGTGACGGAAACGCGCATAACACCGACGGGAACGGAACCCCGAAAGGGCCAGCGGTCGGGATTATGACGGCAACTGACGGTGGCGGGCCATACGATGTTCCGGGCTACACCTTTGAGTATGACATGTCTTTCCCTGTCGGAGAGTACGGAATCCAAATGTATTCAGGAAACGCAGGCGTAACACCCATGACGGTGTACATCTTAGACGAAAACGACAACGTACTGCACACTGTTGAGAGTGATGGGTCGGGTTTTGACTTGGCTTATTATTCTGTGCAAATTGGAGATGTCGCACCAGAATACAGTTTCTCGCTAGTACCAACAGTAGACAGCGAACCAGCTTCTGATTACGATGGCGATGGCCACTCTCCAGACTCACTAGGAGTATTCATCCAGTGCACTGGAGGCTTTGACGTTTACGTTAAGACTGAAGGTGCTTGGGATCATCACGACTCTGCATTTGGCACTTACTCTATGCTGGCGGCAGACTGTGGTGATGGGTTTTTGGTGTATTCCACCAGTGGCTCACAAGCATACGCTTGGTCAAGGTCTAGCGTTATGACTGATTCACATGAAGACGATGATGATCTGGTGGACCAATTTTTCATGGACGCAGAGAACGTCTTTGACATTTCATCCACTGAGCACACAGTTTCCGGCGAGGATTCAATAGAGTTCCCAGGAGAGACCTGTCAGTTTGCCCAAGTCCTTGAGTCAGGCAGAGTCTCATACGATTACTCTGTAACCATAAGCCAGGATTCTGTAACCGTTAGCCCTCCATCAGGAAAGGATGGTCAGGAGATTGAAATCAGGCTTTTTTTCTAAACTTTATTAACATAGGTCAAGACAACACCCCCCTGTAGTGACGTTGACCGGCCTCCCCTCTCCACGGAGGGGGGAGGTTCTATCCCACCCCATCAGGAGCCAGGATGCCCAGCAAGAAGAACTTTGTATTTACCCAGAACATGAAGCAGCGCATCGCTGCGGCACTGAATAACAAGCAGTTATCAGAAATGCTTGCGAGGCAGTGGGAGGATTCTGCCCCAGAAAATACTGGACTCAACGGCGGATATGAATTCACAGCAGGATTCAAGGGAAAGACGACTGTTTCTACAGATCTATTCATGCCAATCAACGCATCGGTTGACGCTGTGACGTTAGATTCTTCGGCGGGGTTTAATCCATCAGGAGGCAGAGCGATAATTGGCGGAGTTGAGATTGTTGAGTACGGCGGCGTGGTCGGAAATCAACTCACAGGAGTAAGCAGGGGCGCATTGGGTAGTGATGCTGTAGAGCACTCATCAGGTTCTAGGGTCTCGAATGCCTCGTATGCTTGGGAAGGAGCAGGCGGCATAGAGTACACTCAGGACATGGTTGACGCGGGCGCTTGGATGAAACTGGAACTCGACTATGAGGTCCACCTGTCTTCAGACATACCTTACTGGACAACCCCAACTCCCCTACCACATGTCGGCCTTGGAGTATTCGGGGGCCAACACTTGCCATACGGCGTTTCTGGGCTGTACGACTTCTCATTCAATGACTGGGAAGATGGATCAATAGGCACTTTGGACTTTTCTAAATGCAGGACGGGAGATCTCCTAATGTGCAGGTTCGACTTCGAAGTTATACCGCAGATAGCCAATACAACAATAGAGACTGGGCTCACGTTCGCGACAAGGAATCCTGAGACGTTGGATGTTACTTTTGAGTTCCCACTTACTACGACTCCGCTTTTTTACGGGGCCGGTACAGTGGGCAAGGTGTACCTGAATAGACCGATGATCTCAGCATATTTTGCGTCAGAAGAAGATGTTCATGCTATTGCGCTTCCGTCGATCAAGGCAGATAACCCAGTCATTATAAGGCCCAAGTCTCTGCTCACAACCATTATAAGGTAACGCTCGCCTGAAGGGTATAACGGGGTTAGATATATCTACCCCTATAACCCTACAGGAGGCCATACAATGGCTTATGAATTTTCCCAATTAGAAAAACAGCAGATGTATGCTGCTCTCAATAACAGACAGTTGTCCAACAAGGTTATGGAGTTTTTGTCCGTGGCTGGCGACACCGTAGCGCACGATGCCAACGGCTTTACTTACGGAAACTCAACATACTACGCTGATGGAAATACGCACGTAGGAAATGCCGACATCGTCGAAGATGTTGAAGAGGGCGTCCCTACCTCATTCAAGATGAGTCGAGTTGGTTCGCAGAACTCCACATACATCCCTGAAGGCATGACCAACCCATATGACCTCAATACCGGGCTATTCACGCTCAACGGCTTCGAGAAGTCTGACATGTTGTTGTTCCGCTTCCAGATTGACATCGAGCCCGACTCTGACGAATCGTCCGCCATGCTCCAGCTTGACGCTGTTACCGGCTCTGGCCGCAGCATCGTCATCGAAGAGCAGTTCCTGTCTATGTCTGACGGTGCCGGAATCGACTACGTCGGAATCGCTACGATCCCAGTGTTCGTATCCAGCACATTCCATGACGACGGAACGGGTAACCCCACCGTCATTACCCCTAAAATTGTCCTTAAGAACACCGGGGGCATCATCAAGCCTCGCGGTCACACCCTTTATATCTGGAGATAGTTATGGCATTCCCAAACATAGCAACGACGAACTTGGCATATGGAGACGATCATCGAAACATCAAGATCTTTGCCAAGACCGAGTCGAATGAAGTTATTTTCACATCCGAGAACCACGGGATCAACCCCAAGGCTCCGGCAATCTGTTACGCCTACGAATCCGAGTATGGCTCAACAGTGGACGCTCCAAGAATCATCATCCGACGAAGCGATCAGCAGCGCGCTGACGGCACTGACCGCATCCTTATCAAGAGGAAGGCGATCTGGTTCTTCTTCAAGGAAGACGGGACACGAGTAACGACGGCTACAGACGCCGCGACAGCAATCGCTGAAGTGGTCGCATATCTGGCTACTGAATTCAACCGCTCCATCGCTGAAGATGTAGAAGGTTCTGGATTCAACGAGTACGACCTGCACGTTGTTGAAAGCTCCACAAGCGCAACGCCAATCGGCTCTGCACTTAACCCATTTTCAAGCATCCAGGATGCTATCGATGTGGCTGAAGATGGAGACCGGATCCTTGTCAAGGGCGACTTCCGCCTTAGCACTCACCTTGTTCTTCCATCCGACAGGTCACTGCACTTCTTCGGCGCTAAGAACACGATCATCTGTTACCCAACATATGTCAACACAAACGGAATGCTGGCATACCAGTCATCCTCCTCGTGTACGAAGGAATACTCTTTCGACAACATCAAGTGGGTCAACGCTGGTTCATACGCTCTGTATATCCGATCCGCTGCCAAGGTTGAAATCACAAACTGTGAATTCTTCCAGAACGGATGGTCTGGACTGGGGCTAAGCACCATCCTGGCTGAGGACGGTGGAACGCTCGGATATGATTCCGCGCAGGTGGACCTGCAGGCATTCTGGGCAGGAACAGAGACATCTAACGGGGGCGCGATGAGAATCCGCTCTACGACAGTCGTGAAGGTCACAGACTGCGATGTGCACAACAACCTTCGCGGAATGCGGATCCAGGATTGCGGCGCAGGAGGTTACGGGTATATCGCTCGAAACCAGTGCTACAATAACATCGAGTCAGGCATCTATCTGGCAAGTGGACCCTACAACGCCACAGGTGGCTGTGAGAACTTCACCGTGTACAACAACTCATCTAAGTTCAACGCCAACAATGGCATGCTAGTGATTGGCGGCATTAACAACGTGATCTCCCTGAATGTGATCGAGGGGAACTGGAACGCTGGCGTCATGGGCTGGCACGTATCCAATACACGCTTCCGAGACATGGACCTAAACGACAACAATCGGTCCGCGCTCAACGGCATCGGAAGCAATGGAGACGCGCACGCGTCCATCAGCATTGCTGGCGGAACCATAAACCCTGGCGCCACATACCTGGTAGACATACTGGATACGCAGGTGTATAATTCGGGTCTGGGTGCCAACACGTCCAGAGTGGGCCTGCGGATCTCAAGCGATGTCTCCAACATCAACGACAGGTCCATCTCGTTAATCAACATTGACGACGTTGGGTTTGTGGGTCAAGACTATGCCTTGGAAACAAATTGCGACCTGAGCAAGGTCAGAGTAACAATCGGAGACTGTCGATACATTGATACAGCCGAGAAGAATGTCTTGCACACTGGTGCAGGCAGTCACTTTGAGCTACCATTCAGCAATCACTCAACGAGCGTCAAGACGTTGGACGTGGTCGTGGACACCATCAAGATGACCGTTGCCCTGTGCGACGGGGTGGGTGGTGATACAGTCAACGTATACGGCATTAACGAGCTGCAATCCATAAACAGGGGAACATTCGTTGACGTGATCCAGAAGGGAAGCAAGAAAGTCCAATTAAGCGACTTGACTTACCCCAACGTGTACGTCAATGGCGTCGTTGCGGGGAGTGATGTCAATTCCATGAATGACACGATGAATGCGGCCTTCGAGATGTCGCTCATGAACTACAAGACATTCTTGGAGTCAGAAGTTGGAGTCAACACTAGCGGCGGAGGTGGCTCATCGCTGCCAGCGCAGGCGGACAACTGGTACATCGCTTATGGAGTAGATGCTGAGGATGCAGTAACGGATCCGACTGTTACGGCCACATACAAGGGCAGCCAGCCGTTCTACAACGGTGACTTCTTAGAAAAGGGCCACGAGTACATCTGGACTCACAGCGACAACGGCACTTACATACTGGGTGTCTGGAGCGGCGCAGAGACGACTTACGACGAAGTCGATGTCATGCTCGACACGAGATGGTCCACCAACTTCAAATTCAGCAGTTCGACTAATACAGTTAGAGAGACCTCTATAGGCGTTGACGTTGCAAGCAGGTTTGCTTCAGGGTACGACATAACCAACAACACGGTACTGTGCCTGAGGTATGGTAACGACGGTTACCTGTACCTGCTCGACATAACGGGCGGCGAAGAGGTTACAGTCGGCAGGAGCAATGTGGCCCTCGTGGGCGACGAAGTTACCATCTTTATGGGTGGAGCCAACCAGCCTAACGCGAAGTTCCCTGTCATGCAGGAACGAACTGAGCGGTGGACCGTTGTTGCAGATTTAGACGACTCCGAGAATGGAGAATGGTCTGACGGAATCGAAACTCAGACTATCATCAAGTCTAATATGTCAATTTTGCCTAATGAGAAATTTACTTTCACGCTGCCCTCCGCAGGTCACAATAGGTATTATGCGCTAGATTATACAGGCACATCAATAGGAGAGTCGAACCCGGTAAATGATCTGGAAAACAGATTTAGATGGCATACAACCGAAATTCTCCAACACGCTACAACCAACGGGTGGACCATGAACTCCAGCAACAGTTACTACGATACTGTTAACTACGGAGGACAATGGAACCCAACTCATGGCAACCAGATACTGGTATCGTGGAGGCACTTGTCTGACAATACACTAGAAATGTGGGACGAAGATGCAGACGAACTGATAATGACTCTGAATAGCTCCACTGGCGGGGCCGCTGTTCACATGTTCTTTGGCGCTAACGCTTACGCTTCCAGCATTTCCACAATCCCAGTTTTAAGCAAGTACAACTTGGATGCAGTAGCAGGCGGCACCAACGTGGCCACTTGGTTCTTCATCGAATCGCCTGATGGCAACTTCGAGTATCCTTTGTTTAGGACGGAGGCAGAAGCGAACGCGATTGACTTGGTTGAGGGCGGTTCTGGCTCTAGTTCATCGAAGACATACGACGACGACCTGACTAATACAACTTGGTACTATCCAGACACGAACTTTGTTAGCAGCGGGACTGTGGCGCCCAGTCACGGGATCTGGGGCGGCTCTACTTCTATTGTATGGAATGAGCAGGTAACAGATGTCGACACCAACTACGCGCCAACCTTCACAGACATTCAACAAAATGTAATGGAAGGCAGTTCTGTAAATATAGTTTACAAAGCTGCGGGAGACACCCACACGTATAACGTGACAGGTGTGCCGAGCGGGTACGCTGACAATGGCACTGCCATCATTGGAACGGCAGAAACTATCACAGACGGCATTGACATTCAGCATGTATTGAATGTGACTATGGCTAACAACTACGGGTCAGATACAGGGACTATTACGATTGATGTCTTGAATGACGTTAGTAATGATGACACAGATATATCTATCGGTGGCTCAGATACTCCGTTTACTAAGGCTATGTCGTTTGATGGTTCTAACGATTACTTGAGAGCTAACCCAAGTAGTTCACAGAGTAACCCTCTTTACATGTATAACCAGTCAGGCGGCACAACTGTTAACCCTGGTGAGGCTTGGAGTAATTCTCAACCTTGGACTGTCAGTGTATGGTTTAGGTGTACGGATTCTAATACAGCTAATGAGAGAGCTATTTGGACTCAAGGCAATACGGCAGGTGGCGTAATGCTAACAAGAAAGAATGGTAAATTGAACTTCAAGTTTGGCTCAACATCTAATAACTTAGAATTCACAAGCACTGACAACATTAATACTGACGAATGGTATGGAATCAACATCCAATACGATGGAGGCTTAACAGGTTCTTCAAGTTCAAATGTGAATGATTACTATAGCAGGTTCATTATCAATAGAGTAATGGCAACTGGTGCAGTTTCTGAAGTTCAAGGTACTTGGACTCATAGCAATTACGGGTTTAATGACAAGATAGATGTTTATTTTTATGTCGGGCAACAGTTCTCAGCAAAGTATTTTATGGGAGAAGTTGCAGCGTGTACTGCGTCAACATTACCTCAAGGAGTAGCTTTATTAACTGATGAAGAGATAGCTTGGCATTGTAACAATCCTAAGAAGTTCATGGAGGATGTAATGACTAGCAGACTTTGGCGTAAAGCGACTTATAACAATGCTAGTGGTTACGTGCACAATAACGCTAATACACATAAATACGTTAACTCTTTATGGTGTGGAGATGGTATCCATTATGGAAATCCAGAAACTTGGAACTCTTTATATAATCAGGGTTACACTAATACCAGTGGCTCAGTTTATAAATGGTACTCTTACAACATGAGTAGCGCTGACTTAGTAAGCGCAACCCCCGAGGATTAGCGGGAACTTTGTAGAAAGTCATTGACTAACCGGCCCTGGATGGATACTCTCTGTCCAGGGCCCTTTTCTTTGGAGGATTGATGAGCCGAATTGAGACAATACAGAGGATGTTTGATCTTTTCTACATTAGCAAGGAGGACTGCATAGCCATGCTAGAGCAATCCGGCGCGTCTGAAGAACAGATAGAGGGATTCAAGGTTAAGAACGCTTCGCAGGGCAAAACGGAGCGCTCTAAGGGATTCCCGTACTGGGAGCCCAAGTTCAAGTACGCCGGAAAAGACGAGGGCAAGGCCAAGAATAAAACTTCAACCGAAAGGGCAGTACCTGACTCCACTAGAGAAATAGAGATGTTTTGAGACTTTCAGGGATAGGGTTTTGAGGGTATAACACGAGTAGCCCTCACCCATATTACCAGGAGGCAGACATGCCATTACTGACTAGAGAAGAAAGAAAGAATCTCTCAAAAGACGAAAAGAAAGCAATCCGCAAAGAACGTCGCAAAGAACGACGCAAGCGTACAGCAGAGCGTTTTCGCAAAATTTTCCAATTCAAAATGTTCGAGAAACTCGCCAAGGAAACTATCCGCGACCTTGCTGACGAAGTTCTCCCGCGTGATGAAGAACTTGATGAAGTGCTGGACGAATTGGTTGATCGTATCGACGAATTCATGGACTTCCGTGGACTCGGGATCGTTGGCTCCATCCTGGAGATGGTTGATGGTTTAATAATCAACGTCATCGTTAAGGAACTGCTTCGCCCTCAAGTAGAGCGCATCTACGACGAGATGGAAGAGCATGGATGGTTGTCCGAGGAAGAAGAAGCACCACCTGAAGCCACTGAGGAAGCAGCCCCCGCTGCCGACGAAGGTGACGAAGATGGACAATAGCGATTCACTTGTGCAGATCGGAAAGTTAAGTGGCCAATATGAGGCCATGTCCGGACGACTTAAATCCCTTGAGGGGCGGGTGGAAACTTCTGACCGTCTCATCATCGAGAAGATTGAGTCACTGCAAGAGGACGTTCAAGAGGCAGTCGTCGAGCTTCACAAGCACTCGTCTGTCTTGGACATCCACAAACGGGCAATCATAGCCATACTAGCGGTACTGGGCTCCAGCGGACTCATTGGTGCATCCACTGCCAAAATACTTGGAGTTTTCTAATGGAAGAATTAATTATTCAGCAGAGCGGTCTCATGGGCGTGCCCACTGAAGATCCGATGGTTGCAATCGCTGCCATCCTATTGATCACAGCAGCGCGCAAGGCGTCTGCTAAGTACCCCCTCATCGAGCAGTTCATCAGGACATACGCTCCTCTGTTGGCAGTCATGGCATCCGTGTTCGCTCACGGCATGATCAGCGTCATCTCAGGGCATCCTCCTGAAGTCACTGCAGACTACGTGTCTATCATCGGACATGGAATCTCCAGTGGAGCCATGGCAGTACTTGGTCACTCGGCTACACGCGAGTTCGCCAAGCGAGTGCAGACCGAAAAGGTTATCGAAGAAGAAGAGGTTGTTCCGCCAAAATAGGTTGTGTTCAATTCCGAACTTCAAGGGGGATCTCAGCGATGGGATCCCCCTTTTTCATTTTTATGTGGACACGGGACGATCCGACGATCACTATATAGGCATAGAGAGGAGAAACACAATGGAAGACTTAGCAATCAAGAACGCAGAACGTATGTTAAAGAAGTTATCTAGCCTCAAGGCCGTAAAGGAAGAACGACTTGAGTCAATCAAGCGTCTCATGTTAGCAGAGGGTACGGATTGGGAAGAATTCCGCAAGTTGAACGAAGTTAAGTACGAGCTTAAGCGGGAAATCCGCAAGCTGCACGACGATGTCGATTACTGGGCATCAGACCTTGAGCACCACAAAGACGTGGACGCCAGCCTCGATATGCTGGTCGGCGCTGTCCAATACCGGGACGATCTTCAGGGCCTGACCCGTAAGGAACTGCTTGTTAAGGTTCTCAAGAAAGAATTGGGCTGGAAATAATTCAGAAACTTCTGGACACCGCGCGATCCGACGATCACAATGTATACAACAAAGGAGAACGACATGCTAGACTACGAAAAAATCAACGAGAATATGGGAAAGCGGGAAGCACTCAACGAGGCACGCACAATCGTAAGCGACCTTAACAACGACGTGTTCGAAGCTATCATGGCCCTGGACGTCGAAGACCCTGAGTTCAACGAGAAGCACGCTAGGCTGAATGGACAATACGACTTGATGTCAGAGTTGTACTGCACGTACACAGCCAAGATCACAGCCCTGACTCTTGAATCTGTCGAGTTGTGGAAAGAAGTTCTTGACTAGGGGGGATCCCACGACTACCTTGCTGGTAACAAAGGAGAACACTATGGACAACGTAGACTTATTCAACATTGAGACAAACATGGTTAGACACATGGTCCTGACGGGGTGGTTCGTAATCGAAGTGGTTAAGGAAGACGGGATGATCATGGTCTGTGGACACGACGGCTCGGAAGACAAGCTGCCCTGTGGCCTCTGTTGGCTGGAACACGGGCCGCACGAATTCTGGATCATGCGTCCAGGTCGCGGCGGAGATTACAGCCCGTACTTCGTGGACCTGAAGGTAACCCAATAAACCTGTGGACAGGCCAGGATCCCCTGGCTAAGATACTGGTAACAAAGGAGAACAACATGGAAGTCAAGAGCGGATACAAATGCCAGAGCCACCGAATCTTCGTGCGGGAATCCAAGAGGGTTCACAAGCGCAGCGAGATCGTTCAGGACCTGTGGTCGGTAGCCCTCGACTTGGCTGTGGAGGTCCTGGGCCTTCGACGCGAGAAGATCACCATCCGCGCCAACATGACGGGCTTTAGAAAGCGCACGCACGGGTACTGTCGCTCAGTGTGGGAAACAGAGATGGACAAGGACCTCGGCCTAGCCCCTAACGAAATCCAGATTGCAATCAAGGCCAACTTGAAGATGAGGAGCTTCGTTACAGCGCTCGCGCACGAGCTAGAGCATGCTCGCCAGTACACAACTGGAGAGCTTACGGGCTCACAGGTCTACAAGGGGATCGACCAGAACGATACCGATTACTGGAACAAGGCGCACGAAGTAGCAGCCAGGGCCGTAGAGGAACCAATCTGGGAACTGTTTGTGGAGCGATGTGCCGACATGTGGGGTATGACAGCGCATCACGCGGAGATCAAGCTGGAGAAATTAAACAACACTTGGTAGAAAGTTCTGGACACCAGACGATCCGGCGATCATAATATATACATACCAAGGAGAAACACTATGACACCGACAATTATCCGAAAATCAGCAGACCGTAAGACCATCATCAAGGCGCAGCGTATTTCTTACTATGACCCGGAGAACTACTTCATTGTCCAGTCCACAGCGTTTGCTGGGCAGTGCGTTGAGCGGTTCGAAACTCTCGCTGAGGCTGAAGCGTTCTTCATGAAGATCACATCGCAGGATCTTTCCTAAGAAAGTTCTGGACACGCGGCGATCCAACGATCACAATAGATACAACAAAGGAGAACACCATGACACTCACACGCGAAATGCACACCTTTTATAGCACGGACCCATCCAATCCATTCCGGACGGTCTGTCCACCAGAGGCCGACATCGTCATGGTCAAGGTGTACCGATGCAGCCCTCGCATGAGCGGAAAGATCGTACTCGCCAAAGTGTTCCGCTGTGACGTGGCAGACGACAGCATGATCGTTGAGAAGTTCGACGGCAACCTGCACTGTCATGCGCCGCTGACGTTCAACGACGGAGCGTTCGAGGGCAAGATTCGCGAGAACATCCGGTCAATCGCGCAGGATCAGGCGACCATCTTGATTGACACAGGCACATGCAAGCCAGCGATCATCCGAGCGTTCCAGGCCAAAGAAGAACGCACTATCTTGCGCAACATCGCAGGGGAGATGGGATGAACCTAGACAAATCAAATACAATGCAGCTAATCGCTGAGTGCGTGGAGGAAGCCCTGTGGGGTTCCTACTACCTGCAGACAGGAAAGGACTACTGCATCGTTCGCACCTTGAAGAAGGGGGATCTCTACATCCGGGTGGAGCAGAATCCGCCAGAAGACAGGGCTAGGCGACTTGCCCGCTCAGGCGGCAAGGAAGACTATGAGTTCCTGTACTGGTGCAGCAACGGCAACCTCGACGTTGCTCGTGGAACTCCGGAGGAGATCGTGGCAGCAGCACAGTGGATGGGAGCATAATCTTATACACAAACTTGTGGACTTTGTCTGTCCAGGGATATACATTAGAGACAACAACAATGGAGACGACGTGAGGATCAAGATCGAGGACATCAACGAAGAGGACTTCGATGGCCGTAAAAAGCTGAGACGTGGTCCGTTGTGTGCCGAGATTAACTCAATGTCAAACTCCGACGTGATCAAGATCAGGCGGGATCATGGAGACCCACACTTCTGGCAGCAGTCAGCGCTCACAACCTGCATCAACAGGTCACTGCGTAGGCAGCCGATCACACTGTCGTCCCTTGTGGATGAGCAGGTGTCAGCGCAGGCTTCCAAGCTGGTTGGCGTGCTGGACGTCGCGCTGCGGTCGATCAAGTGTCGCAGATTCCCGTTGGAGTCAGCAATCGAAGCGTCCAAGGTCTTGCTGAAGTATCTGGCCTGTGACGGACAATACTATTCGGTTCCAGGCCAGAGCGGCACGTTGTGCTTCAACTTCTCCAAGTCGTACGTCAAGGGAGTGCTCGATAGGACCATGAACGACATCAGTTTCACCCAGCGCAGGGAAGCGACAATCAGAGTGCTGGAAGCCACCGGCCTTGTAAGGCGTTGCTGGAACAAGGGAAGAGGGGATTTCCCTGAAGACAAGATCTTCCATCACACCAGGATAGGCGCAACGAAGGATCCCGCTACAGCATTCGGCTTTGTAATAAATCGACGGGATGCGCTCGCCCTGTTTGCAGCCATAGGTGAGATCACCAAGCTGACCCCAGTGTTCCATGTGTACACCCCAAGGTCTGCAGTTGAGATTGAAAGAGGGATCCGGGTTCACGTCAGAAGGCAGTGCCTGGAAAAGGGTGCACTCGTGAACATGGAGGGCCTTGTGTTCCGGCTTGCGCCAATGAAGGGCGAGTACGAGAAGAAGAGGGGAACGGCATACGGATCGAAGTTCGAGTCCCGCAAGAAGAAGGGCAAGTCACACCGGTACTGGGCTTCAAGGAGACGTAAGAGAAACTCTGCCGACATGTGCGAGACCTGGGTAATGCGGTGCCAGCTAACAGGCATGGAGCTTAGGTCCACAAACATGCTGCAGGATAAGCATGAGGACGAGGACTACATGCTGTTCCGCATGTTCAAGCCGCTAGGAACTATGGGCGCTAGGGATCAGGCGCGGAAGGGAGCAACCACGTCCAGGACCCTGACGTACAAGGACGTGTACAGCAAGCTGGCAGCCATTAGAAACAAGACCGACAAGGGGTTGAAGTACATGGTATGGGGCCTGGATGACTTGGCTGAAGACGTAGCCTACGAACACTACCGGTACAACAAGCTGTCCAGCATGGACCTGAGACCTGGGAGTGTGATCCTGGATGCAGCCACTAAGGGACTGGGAGAGCAAACGAAGTTCATCAGGCCAGACGGGCCGTACTTCCTTAACCTAACCAAGGGAGGCAATCTGTCCGTGCTTAATTCGGCCGTGTCAGACCCGAAGGCCGCACATAATGAGAACGTAGAGCCAGAGTGGGATCGCAGATGGGGCACACGAGTGTTCGCCAAGGTTGACCCACTCCACCTGGGACACAGCGAAGAGACCAGGGGTGCGGCCATGAAGAAACTGACCGACAGGATCAGCAGGCACAATAGGATCCACGAGGTGCGAGTCAGCAACACAAAGGTGTACCGTAACGGAGTGATTGAAATGGAGTTGGAGAGCTATATGGAAGATAGATACTCCAGTATAAGCAACTGCCACTATCACTGGATCGAGAAGGGAGTCTGGGTTGAGAAGCCTAGCTGGTACACGAAGACTGGGGTGCCTCCACGCTTCCTAGTAGACGCCATCCAGGACGCGTTATCTTGTGTCGCAACGCACGCAACAGTTGAAAACCAAGTGGTCTACGTTGGGGGTACAGGCAATAACCCCATACATTCGGAAGACTACCACATGAGCACGACAAGGTTCGAGAACATGGCCGAAAACGGTATCGGTGTCTCATGAGATCGTTGGTCAAATAGGGGGGTATAATGTACATAGGAGACGCCATGCACACCATTAAAGCGTACGTCGGTTCGGCCATTAGATTCAGGAAGGAGAAGAGTTCCAGGACATCAAAGTTCATCGGAGATCTCCGAGCCGCACTGACCAAGTCAGACCCTAGATACCATGCAGCCAAGTCGAAAGGACGTCGGCCTGCTAAGGGCGTTAAGCAGTTCTACAAGTTGTACACCGACGCTGCGAGTACGTTTACTGTACCGTCAGGGGAGTTCTCTACAGTGCTGCGGATAGCAAAGAAGAACTACGTACAGATCGAGTGGGTGCAGAACACGCAGCAGAACAGATCGGATGGTATGGCGTTCGACGAATTAGGGGCAAAGGTCCGGGACTACCAGCTAGACGCAATCGACCTGATGTTCAAGCGCAAGCGTGGGATCATGGTAGCGGGATGTGGTGCAGGTAAAACGACAACTGGAGTTGCGTTCTCGCTCAATTCAGGGCAGTCGACCTTGGTATTGACCCATTCCATGGACCTCCTGACACAGTGGGTGGAGTGCTTTGTGTGGCTATCCAAGGGCAAGGCGAAAATCAGGGTGCTGGGAGGCAAGGGCAAGAAAGACCTAAGCCCCCTGGCCCCTGGAGAGATATGCGTGGCTACCATTCAAACGCTGTCCAGGGACACTGCCAAGTACAAGAACGTAATGCTGTCCGCTGGTGCCTGCCTTGTAGACGAGTGCCATCACGCTGCATCGGAGACTTGGTTGAAGGTCATCAATAAGGTGCCTGCAAGGTACAGAATCGGATTCACTGCTACACCTGAGCGAGCAGACGGCATGTCGTTCGTTGTAAATTCAACCATCGGGGAGATCTTTTACCGGGTTACGAGCATTGACTTGGTTGAACAGGGATACTTGCGTAGGCCCAACGTGTTGCCAGTAAGGACGCAATACGGCATAGACAGCGACCGACACTCGTTTCACAACGTGAGGTGTACTAACTGCGGAACCTACCGTAACAAGCTATCCTGGCCGCATATCGAGGAGGGCATGACAAGGTGCCGCAAGTGTAAGTGTAGACTCACAAGCATGTGCAGTAGAAAGCCTGCCGGTTTGAACTTTAGCCGCCTAGAAACTGACCTAATGGCTGACGAGCGTAGGCTTGCAGACATCGCTGACTTGGCAGTGCGTGGCGCTGCTGCTGGTAGAAAGGTGTGTGTTCTAATTAGTCGAAACGAATCGTGTGAGAGCCTCGTTGATATGCTGACTCTCGTGGGAATTAAGGCGTTCGCGTTGACTGGCAAGACAAAGAAGAAAGATAGAGAGCGCATTCTTAACTCGATGAGGTTTGGCTCTGCTCAAGTTGTAGTTTCCGCCAACATCATGAATGAAGGAACGGACATAGCGAACCTAGACCTGCTGATCCTCGCAAGCGCAGGGCGTTTCGGCGGTCTGGCTGCCCAGAGAATCGGTCGCCTATCGCGTAACGCTGGCGCTGAAACCCCGCTTATGATTGACATGGTAGACAACGGGGCCGTATTCAATAAGCAATTCCAATCGCGCAAGAAAGCGTACCAGGAAGCGTATGGTGACATCGTCGGAAGGTCAGTTTCAATGGAGCAGATGAGGGGAATCCTAAATAAACTTAGGAAATAGATAGACCTCCGACGTTGTAGGTCTGGCAGCACAAGGGTATAACTCTATTGTAATCATATAGGAGACTTTACAATGGAAGAAAAGAAGTGCGTTAAGTGTGGCGAAACAAAAGTACTGTCGGAGTTCTCGGGGTCGTTCTGCAAAAAGAGGGGCAAGTACTACACAAAGAACGGATGCAAGGCATGCGCTCGCAAGTACGCCAGCGATAGAATAAAGAACGAGACCAAAGAGGAAAGAGGGGCTAGGCTCGACCACAAATCAAAGAACCGAAACCGTGAGAAGGACATTTTGTACGGTCAGGAATACTACGAGAAGAACAAGGAAGAACTGCGCAAAAAGGCTAGGGAAAGGAGAGCAGAGAGCAGGAAGAAACTATCCCACGATGTCCTTCTATACAGGTTCTGGATGGGAGAACGCTACTACATAGGGAAGACCGACTGTTTGCAGTACAGGGTGACTAACCACAAGGCTACCGCGAAGGCAGGAACGCACAAGAACCCAAACGTTAGAAAGCACTATAACGGCGAGAGCTTGTTGTTCGAAGTACTATCCGGCTATGGCTCAGAGAGGGAGGCTATCATGGCGCACTGGGATGATCCAATGTGCATGAATGTTGATCAAGGTGACCCAGAGCCGTTGAAATCTTGAGGCTCATATTCGGCTTTGTATCGTTAGAGTGCGTGACGATAGAACCTGGACTTTCATCAACTGCGAGGGCTCGCACCAATAACGCGATATGGCAGTTTCAAAGCACATCCTCATTGTGAAATAGGCGAAAAGGGGCCATTTCAGGCGAAAGTCCAGTTAGAAACTGCATCCTCATTGTAATTCGTAAAGACAGAAATAAACGGAAGAAAGTGCATTATCGTCCACTTATTTTTTGACCCCCAAAACGCTCCATCGATATTACTTTGCGCATACCCCAGGTTCAACCTGGGAACCACTAGCGGAAGAACATAGGAGTATAAGGTATATACCTAAAGGTATATAATCTTATACGGGGTTTCCCTTTCGGCTCAATTCCCCCTATTGCATTCGATGCCTCAATAGCAACAAGGAGAAGTTGGCCTCAAGGAAAACTGTTTTTTTCGTTTTTAGTGCGAGCACGGAACATTTATTTTCTTGACTAATCGCACCTAGTGACTAAAAGAGAAAGATGTTTCGGAATTCGATTCCAAGTTAGGGATTTACTTTAGGTTCTGCCGCTCGTGCGGGACACGCTAGAAGCAAAGCTCCTAATAGGCCCCGTGGTGCTGTCCGTGGGGCTAGTGCGATTCGATACTCAATGGACTCTAAAACACTGCGTGGTGGTGCGTTTAAGGGACTCTCAGGGGTATATTATAGGTACAGGATACAGTGATACTCGCAGTTTCTGATTTTGATTTTAGGAAAGCCCGCTATGAAAGACGACAATACTCCAGATACTAAGCAGAGAATCCCCAATGAATATGTGGGGAAGGACAAAAACGAGATCACGAGATCCGAAAACCACGATGCGTCGTACGTTCCGGACACACAGCATTTCGAGAAGCGAGACACCGAAAGTCCGCTTGAATACAAGGCTTTTTTGCTGTATGCTATGATGAAGTCGAAGAGTCGATCATACCGTAAGTGTGCGGAGGCAGTAAGCAAGAGCGACTTCTGGGCTAGGAAACTGGCTAAAGCTCAGGATTGGCAAACTAGGATTAACAGGGAAAAGTCGCAAGCTGACCGAAGAGCGTTCAAAGCGTATTGTAGTAGGTGTGTATCAGAAATGACTCATGTTGAGCTGCGCGCGGTCTCACGGGCCATGCGGTTTGATCCAATCGCATCCTTCCAGAAATTAAATCCGGCCCTGGAGGCTGTGTCACGTCCGAGGATCGCTCCGGTAGAGGACGAGTCTCCTGTCGTGCAGGCGGTAGCACAGGCCATCAACGACGTTGAGACCGAGGTTGCGGCTACGAACACGGTAGACGAGCGTAAGAGGCTGCTGGAAGAGCAGAAGAAGATCACCCGTGCAGTCATCGGCCGTGGTGTAGAAGGGTTGAAAGACGGCAGCATGAAGATCAGTCCGAAGGATCTCCAGAACTTCATGGTGATGTCCCAGGAACTGTATGGCTTCTCCTTTGACGAGGGTGGAAAGGCCCGTGGGGTTGAGTCGGTTCGCGTCAGGTTCGCGCGGGAACAGGAATCGGATCTACTTGTGGCCCTGCGTAAGGACACGAAGGACATCAACACGATTATCCAGGCCCTGTGGGACCAGCGTGAGCAGGCCAAGCAGCACGACATCGAAGTTGAAGCCGAGCGCAAGCGTTTGATGGACGAGCTAGGCTAATAGGGGGTGGGGGTCCGGTGGGGTCAATTCTACAGGAATTCGTTTCAAAAGCAAAATCGAATTGAGATTCACTTCCAGAACTGGGGGATCGTCTACTGAGGGCGATCCCCTTTTTCATTTAGTTCTTGACGGGGATCCTGTCAGCGCCTACCTTGTGTACATAGCCAAACAACATGGAGTATCGACAATGACACCGACAACTATTCGCATCTCATCAGACCGCAAAACCCTCATCAAGACGATGTGGGACTTCTTCATCGTGCAGTCCATCGCGACTGTGGAGCCGTGTGCTGAGCGGTTCGACACCCTTGAGGAAGCGGAGGCATTCTTCATGGAGATCACCCTGGAGGATCTTTCCTAAGAAAGTACTGGACTTCCGTTCCAGGACGAGTATTATATTAGTAAGGGAAGGGGAACCCTGGTCAATCACCCAGTCGGCCCATGTGGTCGGGGTAGTCTGTTCTCACCCAGAACCAGCCCTAGCGCAGCGGCGTGAGCACAGGGTCTTTAGACGGATCTCCCCCAGCCATGACCCTTCCTACACTTTGTTCCTCCGGTGTGTCGCCCGGTACTAATATAATAGTCGTTTGAGATCATTCCGCCACAACTTTCTCAAACTTTTTTGTGTGAGATTTTGTGTTGAAGTTTGTTTTGTGTGAGCCATCGAGATTTATCTTACTTGAGATTTATGCACAATTTATAGAGGCTTACCCCAAAAGTCGTGAAATGGGGGTGACTCATTTCTGACCCCCCCCTCTCATTTCTGATACGGTGCCCCATTCCGTCGGTTGGACCGTCATTATCAGCCGGTGCGCCCATTTGGAGCCCGTCAGGTGCCCTTTGTAGCGGTCCTGGCCAACTATCCGGCTATGGACCCCTTCAAAATACGCGCCTCGTGAGCGGGCTCTAAGCGTGTCAAGTAAAATCGTGGGATCTCCCCTCAGATTTGACATGACGATCCCTTCATGTAAAGTCTTGGCACGAGAATTGCAATGCCCCCTTGGGTCGGGCCGCTAGTCGCTCCATTCCCGCGCGTCAAGCACTTAACGATCTTTTGACATCCGCGATCGCGGCCATCCTGATCGACGGCCCCCTTTTTGCCCAGTTCTTGTGTCAACTCTCCTCCCTGTGTTTCAGTTATACCCTTGCCTTACACTAAACCCGTACACCGCGTGTGGGCGCCTTATTGGCCCTGTCACGCTATTTCATGGGTACACCCTTGTCCTAGTACTCGGATCGAGCTAGGACACTTATCACCTTGGAAACTGTACTTTTCGCTAATTCCTCCAGTTCATGATCGCGTGCGCGTGATCGATACACTTCAGGTATTCTTCACGGACGATCATGTTTTGTGCGGGCGCTCCCAGGTCGGCACACACACCCGTGCACGCCTCATTGGGTACGGTCTCGACCTCACGAACCTGTACCGTGAAAACATAGCAATTCCATCCTTTGGAATAGCGCCGCGTCCAACTATTGACGTTGACAAGCACCCGATACCCGGTTCGTTCATACTGCGCATAACGCCAGCCCTCACCCGTCAACGATTCGGGATCGCTAGGCTCGCTATCCCGCTCCAATTCATAGGCGGGTAGCACTTCTAACAGAGGTGCGGTGATCTTCTGATTCGGTGTGATGTAGATCCTCATCGTTGACCCCCGTTCGCGTCCGCGTAGGCGTATGCTTCAGACATAGAAGGGAACTCGATCCGGTAGTTGACGCCGTCGATCGTGACGTGCGCTGTTCTGTAGTGTATTGATAGTTTAGTGATCATGGTCTTTACCTCTATTGGTTCACTACGGACCTGTAGACGCGCTACAGGGCCGCCGAAAATCAATACAGGCTATTTCACACCGACGATACAGACTGCGATCATGTCGTCCCATGAAGCGAAGTATTGTGTCTGGCTGTGAGTGGGACGGCCGGTATAGTTACAATGTATGATCTGGATGAACAACACCCGACCACAACGATCCGATCGATATGCACGGTGCCCGTTTGAGTCGACATGGTCACCAAAGTTACTAGGTGTAAACCCGTACTTCATGAGGGTTGATCGCTGTTCGGTTGTTGGTTGAATTGGATTGTTCATGTTCTACCTCGTTTGGTTAGTTAGTCCATTGTTGACCTATAGACGCGCTATAGGGCAACCAAAGAGCAACTATCCGGCTATGGTCTATCGTTCGATGTAACACGCCTTGATTGTAGCCTTTACGCGTCGCACTAGCTTTCGGTGACGGGCGATCAACTCCTTAGCTTCCTTCACGCGTCGTTGATCATAGGGGTTATCGCTGTCTTTATTGCGCTTAATGGTCGCCTTCGCGCGCTCGATATCGTGTGCGACCCGTGAACAACTGAAAGCGAGTTGCTGAAACGCCGGACTCCAGACCGCTAGACTGTACACATCCTGTTTTGTGCGGGCGCTGTATTGAACGAAGATCTCCATGATCCAGACCTTGGATACAATATTAATCTCTTTAGAAGTCCATCCATTGCGTGTTCGTGCTTCTCTACGGATAGCGGACTCGTGCGCTGTCATCTCCTGGCCTGACCAGTTTTGGCGCGGATCGTGAAACCGTGCGATCTCCCAAATTACATCATAGGCTAGTTTCGCGGTTTTGCTGTCGGTGTTGTGTGTCTTGCTCATATTGGCTCCAATGCCGGGTAGTTGGTTAGTGTTCCCGGCTACACAAGTATTATCGGTGCCGGATCGTCTGAATGTTAGTGTTTTCTTTATTTTTTTTGGGGATCGCAGACACGTCCATCGAATAGAAAAGAAATGATCGCGATCGCGTCGAAAGTACTGGCGATCCCCCGTCAAACGATTACTATAGAGGTGTGAGCGGATGGGA